GCGCCGTCCGGGGCCGCGCAGACCCCCCCGGGGGGGGTTGCTGGGGGGGTGTTTCCGCAGGTCAGAGGCTTGCGGGCGTGTCGGCGTTTGCGCAGGTCAGGGCACATTTTGGGCCGCCAGCTAACTTTCGGGCCGCGTTCGATCAGGTGTTCGACCCGTGCGCCTCGGCGCGGGACTTGGGCGCGTGGCACGACTTGCATAGGGTGCGCAGGTTGTCGAGTGTGTCTGTGCCGCCGCGTGATCGGGGTTGTATGTGGTCGGCGTGGAGTTCGCCGGTGTTGGGTTGTGCTTGGCGGCCGCATTGTTGGCAGGTCCAGTTGTCGCGGCGGAATGTGGCTTGTTGCAGGCGGTGTGGGACTTTGCGGCCTTGGTGGTTGCCCCAACGGTGTGTGGTGTGTTGGGGGCATGTGCCGGTTGTGGTGAGTGTGGTGCAGCTTGGGTGTCGGCAGACTTTGGGTGCTCGTGGCATCAGATTGGTTGGGTGTCGGTGGTCCAGGTGTCGCGTGTTCCGTGTTGCCATGCGACGCGGCCTGGTGTTCGTGGTTGGTTGTCGTTTCTGGTGGCGATCATTGGCGTCTCGTCTGCGTGATCGATGAGGCTGGGCCATGTGTAGGCGATGGTGTGGCCTTGGTGGCGTGCCCATGCGCTGATTGCTTCGTCGATGGGTTTGCCGTTGGGCAGTTGGTTGAGCATGTGTGGTACGAGGTCGGCGTGTATGGCGATTCCGACTGCGTGGAGTAGTCGTCGGCAGGTGAGCCAGTGTGCTGTGGTGTCAGCGGCTTTGGCGATGCGTTGTTGGTATTCGCGGGGTCGTTCTCGCCCGAGGTAGAGGCTGACCACTGGGCTGGGCGCCACTGCTAGCGCTGCGTCGAGTTGGTCGCGGAAGTTGTTGCACGGTATGGCGTCGTCTTCGAGTACGACGAGCCAGTCGGTGTTGAACTTGGTGAGGTGTTGCCAGACTTTGCGGTGGTTGGTTTCGCATCCGAGTGTGCCGTTGTCGATGCTCATGTATGCGGCGCCCACGGTTTCCATGAGCCGGTGTGCTTGTTCGGCGCGTTTGGTGTGGGCCACGATGCCGATGGTGTGGGTCATCGTGGCCTTATGCGTGTGGTTTTCACGGCGACGGTGGTGTGTGGTGTGAGTCGTGGTGTGATGCTGCCGTAGTCGTATTCGGGGTCGATGGCGATGGAGCATCTGACCCATCCGCTGGATTGGATTTTCTCGACGACGCCTTCGTGTTCGAGTCCGTCGAAGTCAACCCATACGTCGTCGCCGGGTTTCAGGTTCTGGTCCATGTTTATTTGTGCCTCCACCAGCTCCACGGGTTGCGTTCGTTGGCTTTGAATATGGTGGCGACGCGCGGCCCGTAGACGAGACGGTCTGCGTGTTTGGTGTAGGCAACATAGTTGAGTGTGGCCATGTCACCGATGATGGTGCCTTTGGTGTCTTCTTTGTGCCAGATGCGTCGTTGTTGGTCTTCGTGGTCGGCGATCATGTCGTGGGTGAATGTCATGACGGTTTCACGGTCACCTCCGACGATCCCCGCGTTCAATAGGGTGTGGTCGGCGTGAGTGTCGATGAATGTTTGCAGGTGGGTGGCTTTGTGGTTGTCGCGCATCCAGTCGATCCCCACGACGGCGGGTTCGTGGCCGACGTATAGTTTCCCGGTTTCCATGTGTTCCCACGGAGGGGTGAGCATTTCGACGTCGGTGCCGTCTACGCACCACACCCATTGGACGTCGGGGTTGGCGCGTAACCATTGGTAGTACAGGTACCAGCGCGCGAAGTATGGGTTATCGACTGGGCTGGTGACTCGCTCGAATGACGCCTGCGGGTGGGTGAGTGGGTTGTCGCACAGCACGACGGTTTCACCTCCAGTGATGGAGGTGATCAGCGTGTCGAGCAGTTTGACGTCGGGCCGCATGCGGGTGTTGCGCTGCGGGTCAGGTTTGTTGGACAGCAGGCAAGTGAGCACCACACGCCGGTCGGGTTCCACTACGGGGATGTGGTGGCTGCTCGTGTAGTGGTGTTTCCAGTACAGGTCGGCATTGCGGGCGGCGACGGCTTTGCGTTCCTCGGTGGGGACGGAGCGTTTCACCTCTAGGTGCTCGTCCATGGAGTGGATGAGCTTGTTGGATCCGCAGACGTCGCCGTACCGGAACGTGGTGAGGCCGGCGTTGTAGATGCGGTCGGACCAGGAGGGGTGTTCCCAGCCCCAGCCGCCGAACTCTGAGTCGAGGCCGCCGACTGTTTCGATGACGCTGCGGTGTACGTAGATCATGCAGCCGCGCGCGCCGGTTAACGCGAAGTGGTGTCCGTCGTCGTAGACCTTCGTGACGTCGTTGAGCCGATGCCCGTTGGCCAGGTCAACGAACTGGTACATCAGGTGCGGTTCGGGTGAGTCGATGTAAGGCTGAAACCAGTTGTCGGCGATCGGGTAGCAGTCGTCGTCGAACAGGAAGATGTGTTCGCAGCCGTTGAGTAGTTCGAGGCATTTGTTTTTGGCTCGGGCAATGCCTGCGCGTTGAGGGAACCGATAGGTCGCTGCCGGGTATGGCTGGTCGCTGGCGTCGTCGACGATGACGAGTTTGGCGTTGGGGGTGCGGCTGCGGATGTGTTCGATGGTCCGGTCGGCGACGTCGCGCCGGTTGCGGGTGGTGACTCCGATTCCGATCGTGGTGGCGCCGCTGGCGGTTTCGGGAACGTATCGAGTTCCGTTGACCACCACTTCGTTCATTTTCTCGCGGTTCCGTCCTGTGTGGTTATTCGTACCAGGTGCCGCAGGTGTCGCAGTCGGCGTCTCCGCAGTAGCAGATGGTGCGGTCTGTGATGCGTCCGGTTTTTTGTTCGCGGTGCCGGTTGCGGTGGGGTTGGGCCGCGTTGGATCGGCGGAGTTCGAGTCGGGCGCGTGCTGCGTCATCCATTGGTGTAGTCCACTATCCAGCCGTTTTTCCGTGTGGTGACACAGATTGTGGTTTCTTCAGGTCTCTTCCCGGCCATCGCGAGGGTGGCGGCTTTGGCGAGCGCCGCTTGCACTAGAAGCATCCACGGTTCGTTGGGGCCAGCTTTTTGGACTGCTGGAATGTCGGGAGGTGTGGTGATCCACTCGCCAGGGTCGGAGTGCATCAGCACTTTCCCGTCAACTTCAATGTGGATCACTGTTCAGCTGCTTTCTGCAACGCTTTCGCGGGGACAACAACATCGTTGCTTGCCTTGTCGATGGTGATCGACAGGACAGGCTGGCCCGTGGGTGTGGTGCGAATGTTGATGACGCGGTGCCCGGTCGGTGCGTCGGCCGCTTGCTGGCGTAGTTGGTCGTGCTCTTCGCGTGTGAGGATCACATAGTTTTGTGTGATCGCCGCGGCGAGTGCTTCCGCGACCAGTTTCGGGGTGTCGAGGTGCGGCAGCCCTGCTTCTTCAGCGAACTGGCCGGCAAGTTCCGGGGGGACACTGACAGTTCGTAGTCCCGGAAGGAGGATCGGGAACGGTTTGGTGTTTTCGTCGCCGGGGTGAACCAGGTTGTTCAGCGTCTCGGTGAGAAATTCTGTGAGGTTCATCCTCGTATGCACCACCAGATGCGCGTGAGTAGGGACGGTGGCCGGTACAGGTCGAGGTGTTCCCACGGCTGAGGATCCCGAACAGTGAGGGACTGACGCATCCACGGTGGTGTGGTTTCGATGCGGTCCAGGATGGCTTGGGTGATGTTGCCTGTGTACAGGCGGGTTTCGTCTTTGGGTGGGTCCAACCGTCGGGACACGGCGATGAGGCGGCGTGCGAGGCGTCGCATGATGCGGGCCGCGCGGCGTTTCATGGCAACATCACTCATCCCGCCCGAAGGCTTGTCCACCGATAGGCCGGCTGTAATACAGCTCACCTATCAACAACCACGCCAACCGAGCCTCAACGGTTGAAAAATTGCGCGTTTCAGCTTCTTCCGCCAGCTCATCGAAGGTTAAGCCGAGATCAGCAAGGGTGTTGTCGATGACCTGTTGCTCATCGTCGGCGGAGGCGATGACGTCAATGTCGCCGGGTTTCATCAGTCGTCCTGCCCACTGCATGTGTGGCTCTCCACCACCGTTGCCTGGGCCATCGACAGAAGACCCGCAGTGATGTATCCGGGCTGCCAACCATTACGGGGGATGATGTTGACGTAGCCGCCGCGGTCACCGTCGTCATCGAGGTATTGCATGCCGATGAGGAGGACAGCGTCGACGGCCATCTCTGCGCCTGTGTCGGTCACTGCGTTGTGTTGGTTTTGCAGGTCCGCGAATTTGGCGATGGTGTCTTCGAGGGATGCGAACGCTTCCTTGCGGAGCTGTTCGGTCTTTTCGTCGTCCGTCACTGCTGGGCCTTGCCGATTGTGCCGGCCCCGTCCTGCAAGTTGATACGCCACGACTCCGGATCAATATCATTCGGGAGTCGGCAAGCCTTGCTGCACGCCGAGAAACGAACCTTGCCGCAAGGGTCGGGACACACCCGCAAGTGTTTGGTTGGCACGGCAACTACTCCTGGTGTGTGGATCTCGGTAACCGGTCAATCAGCTGGTCGAGTATGCGTTCAGCGGCGGCGATGATGTCCGGGTTGCCTGCCTGCCGTGCAAGTTTGAGGTTGAGGTGTGCGCCTTGGATGCGTTCGGTGAGTGTGCGGGGCGCGGGGAAGGTGCTCATGGTTGGCCTCCCCGGGAATGAATAAAAGCCCGAACCTGTGGAGGTCTTCGGGCTTTGGGCACACTTCACTTGCCGACCCAATGATGGCATATGAATCTGCATGTCGCAAGCAAGCTAGGGGATGTGGGGAGGTTGGCGTGTCTCATTCGAGGACTCCTGCGGGTAGTTCGTAGCCCAGAACGTTGGCGAGGTGCTGGAACAGTTGCGGTCCCCATTCGTGGTGGCAGTTTTGGCAGACGCATCCTGATGGGCCGATTTGGAGTGCGGGTTGTCGGACGGTTTCGCCGGCTGAGTTCTTCCGGTACACGATGGCGGTGTCGCAGGCTGGGCACGGGTTTGGGAGTGACCATTTCGGTGGCGGGTTGAGCATCGTTTTGATGGATTCGCACCAGGCTTCGATCCTTCCGGAGATTTGTTCGATGCCGTGGGCGTCTTGGGGCCGCCATGGGCGTCGTTCCAATAGTTGGAGGCGTAGCACCGTTAGTGGTGTGTGTTCGCGGGTGAGGTCGCGTTGTGGAACGGGGTATGGGGGTCCGAACACCCAGTAGCTTGAGGGTTCCCATGCTGCGACGGTGGCGTCGATTTCGGTTTTGAGTTCGACGGCATCGATGCAGAGGGGTGGTGAGGATTGCGGAATGCGGGAGGCGTTGCCTTGGGAGCCGGGGATTTCTTCGGTGAGTTGGTCGTAGAGGGAGTCGCGCCATCTGGTGGCACCTTCGGTGTATTCGGGTTTTGGGTCGATGAGCGCGGAGATGGCGTTTCCGAGTCTGGTTTTGGCGGCGGGGAGGTTGCCATCCTCTGCTGGTTGGGTCATAGGGTTTCCTGAAGTTCGTCGGGTGTCCACATGTTCAAGCAGTTGAGGCATTTCACCAATCCGTCGTATTCGAGTGCGAGCAGGATCATTTCGCAGGAGGGGCATCGTTCGCCGGGGATGAGCCTGGGGATTCGGGAGATCTGTTCTTCGATCTCGTCCATGCGTTTTTCGCGGTCTTCAACAGTCGGAGCGTCGCTTGTGATGGCGTCCGGGGCATGGAATTTATTGGCGTCGGGACTGATTGGTCGTCGGGATACTGACTTGGGTCGAAGCTCTCCCTTGTTGTGGACTACGTGCGCGACGTTGTATCGCGGCATCTCCGATTGAATCGCTGCTACCTCTGCGGTTTCGAGCTCAGCGCGGGTGGCGAAGTGTTGCATCGTGGAGCGGGCGACTGATTTGAACCATGCTTTGTCGGCGTGGTGTTGGTTGAATCGGCTTCTCGGGTTGTTTGTGATTCCGATGTAGAGAAGATCGTCTTCCGCGTTGTAGAAGCGGTAAAGAATATGAGGTTTGTCGCTCATGGGCACCTCCAAGATTCGGATTTTACCTTGGTGTTCAGCTTGTTGGGGTTCATGTGTTTGGGTTTTGTGGGTGTTTCCGCATGGGCGTCGGTGTCGATCGGCTTGGTCACTTCTCAGGCCTCCTAGCTTCGTTGGGTTCAGACTGCACAACCGATCCGACATCGCTGGGCAGATCGTCGGTGTTGACCTCTACCCACCACAGTCCAGGCTGCCCAGGTATGGCCTCGCGGCGGACAAGGATGCCGCCGCTATGCGACTGGAACTGGAGTGCGGCCTCCAGACTGTCGTGCTCCTGGATCCACTCGCCCCCTCCGGGACGCGGTTGCTTCAGTGCGTAGACGCTCATTTGTGGTGTCCTTTGCAGTCGGTGGAATGCTCGGTGCGGGGCTGGAAACACGCCGGACAAACAGGGCTCTCAGTGAGGAACCGGGCCTGGGAAGCGAGAATCACAGACAAGGTCACGGTTGGTCCTCCAGTTTCGGCATAGGCCACGGGCGGACCGATCGGTCACGAGGGCACAGCTCCGCGTCCTCCAGTGAGGTGTGCGCCCACGCCAGTTCCTCGCTGGCGTTCGGGTAGATCCGGTTCATCGGTTCCCCGCAGTCCATGCAGGGGAGGCGAAGGTTGCTCATTGCTGGTTCTTTTCGGCTAGTAGTTGGGCGATAGCGATCAACGCGTGAGTCTGCGCTGCCTGGTAATCCCCCGCGGCAGCTTCGTCTTTGGCCCGGTCAATGTGATCGGCGGGGGTGACGATCTTGCGGCCGTTCAAAACGGCGGAGCCCAGGCGTCGATGAGGACATCGAACGCAGCATCAGCCATGCGGCGCCACGCGTCCTTCTCCTGCTCCGACAGGGTGTTCCAGGGGAACATGCGGCCGGAGCTGGTGGTTTCGCAGATGGCTTGCGCGGCCCGCTCAACCAGAGCTGCACGCTCAGGGGTAGTCATGGTTGGGCCTCGTATCGGTAGTGCTCGCAGGGCTTTCGGTCGGGCCGGACGGTGCCCGGTTCATCGCTGAGGTAGGTACGTGCCGGGTATCGGTGTTCGCGCAGCACCGGTTGGTCTGCGCCGCGTTCGGCCCACTCGATGTCCATCTGCGGCTCGCTATGGAACTCGGCGTCCAGATCGGTGCACGACGAAAACGGCACCAGGTCGCGGGTGGACATGAGTTCGTCGCGCTCGGTGCAAGTGATCTTGACCCACGGCATCAGCAGGACGATCCTTTCGTGAGCCATTCCGCCCACCCCTGATCCACCACACGCCGCGGGGGTGTGGTGTCCGGGATGATGTGAATATCCGTATGCCCCGTGTTGATCGAGTGACGATCCGCTTTCCACTGAGCGCAGTCTTCGCACGACTGGTCCCAGACACGGTTGCACTCCCGACAATGAACCTGAATCACGCGATCGCCTCCCGCATGCAGTCGGTGCACCGCGTCAACCCACACATCGGGAATGCAGCATTGGTGGTCCAACCCAACGTCTTTCCGCACCTATCGCAGTCCAAGACATAGAACCGATCGCTCATGCCTCGCCCCATCCCGACACCCAGGCCAACAGTCGTGCGTAGTGTCTAGTCCCATCTCAATCCTCCCGATACCAGGGCTTGATTTCGCCGACCCGCAGCCGTGGACCGTAGGGGTGGCTAAATCCCCACAGGCCGCCCGCTAGATTGGGGTTGCGCTGGTCGATCCGGCGCCACAACGACATGGGCGCGAACGTCAGCGCGAAGCTGAACAATTCGATTGTCAGGATGACCCAAAACACGATCCACCACGGGGTGCTCATTCTCGCCACCTCCATTTGCCGTCCTCGCCCCAGTTCCTGTATCGCGTCCTCTGCTCGTTCATCAGGGCCTCACTTTCGCCAGGATTACCAGTGCGTCTGCCAGGCCGCTGGCCCGCCCCCCGCTGACTAGGCAGTCCTCTTTGTCGCCGCGGGCCGTGGCTGCTTCGCAGAATCGAAGCCACTTCACGCGCTCGGCGTTGATCAGGTCTATTGCATCGCTCAAGGTCATCGGGTCTCTCCTCGCAACGCGACAGCGGCAGCGGCCACCACCAAACGCAACTCTTCAACCTCAGCGACCAACTCAGGAACGAGAGTGCGCGCCTGGGCGATGAACTCGCCGTCACGGTCGGGCAGTCCGTAGGTCATGGACTCGCCAGCGCCGTCGAAGAGGATCGACTCTGCGTAGTCGCCGTTCTGGTTCTGTCCGCCCCAGTGCTGGAACGTCCACGGCCCTTCGGTCACGCCTTCCAGCGCAGCCTTGGCGCGCTCAACAACATCGCTCATGCTTCCTCCCCAACCAATTTGCGCAGCCGCTCAACCTCGGCCACCAGTTCAGGGATGAGAGTGCGGGCAGAGGCAATGAACTCGGCCACTGGGAGGTCTTCGCAGTGCGCCACCCACCCGCCATTTGGCCCGTCCACGTCGTACCACTCGTCCGCGGAGTCATAGTGGTGGGCTTCGTGAATAATCGGTTCGCCATCTTCGGAGTCGATGGTCCACGGACCATCTCCGACACTTTCCAGCGCGGCTTTTGCGCGGGTTACCGGGTCGCTCATGCTTCCTCCTCTGTAGCCGCCCACTCCCCGCTCATCGCTTCCTCTCCCCCATGTGCGAAGGACAGGCGCTTAGTCATTGCCGAATTCCCGCGCAAGGTAGTTACGGCTCCTGCGCACGTCGGCCTGCTTCGCGGTCTTCGTGTCCACACTGCTGTGCAGCACAAAATCCGCACTGGTGTCGCCACGCTGGTAGATATGCACCACTCCGTCAACAACGACGACCAAAAGTCTGCCGCCGTCGGCGAACACCTCTCCAACCTGTTTCCCGTCCGGCACTGGCACACCGGGTTTCAGGCTGGGGGCCATGAACGTTACTTTGTCGTACGTCATGTCACCCATTTGCTTGCTCCCATATCCATATGGCTGCTTCACTCACACCTGCCTCACTCTCTTTAGTCATCGGGAGGGATCCTTCATCAGCGTTTATCTTGAGATTCCAGTTGCCGTGCTTACTCACGTCGGTGAACTCCTGCTCTTCGTCTTCGTTATCTGGGGTCATCGTCAGCTGTATCCGCTTGTGCCTTGTTGGGCGAGGTGTCGTAATCGAAAACAACCAACATGTCGGTGTTTCCACTTAGGACGGGGCAATCCTCAGGTGGGTGTACCACCAGGCAGGCAGGACACGAGTGATCCTCAGTGAACGGTCCGTAGTGTTTGGTTGGGATCAAAGCGAAGGTCGACGCCTCATCCTGCGGCCTGGTACGAATCCACCCGCCGTAGTCATAGTGCCACCGGGCGTTGAACCTATCGCGCCAAGCACGATCGCGGTGTTCAGGGCTCAAGTGCTGGACGTCTGATCCATGCTCTGTGGTCGGCATAGTCGTCATCTCCCTACGAGTGTCGGTAATCGGAAACATGTGTGCGCTGTCAGATCGGCTGCCTACCTGGAGAAACGGCGACGATCATCGAATCAACCCCTGATAAGCAACAGAGTTCAGATCAGGCACCAGGCACCTCCCGCCAATCCCGGAACCTGAAAGTCCACAGTGACTCCCGGTACGGCGCCGGTCGGCCTGCGTAGGAGATGGCTTTCGCGAGCACGTGTTCCTCGCCGATCGCGGTGATTTCGATGATCGTTTCGCCGCGGCCTTTGTCGCCGGCGAGTCGGGTTCCGACTGTCCAGCCGTTGCGGCGTGCGGTGTCCGCGTCGCTCATGCCTCGCTCCATCCCGACACCCAGCGGGCCGCAGCACGGTCCCCAATCCATCCGGGCGGGAGAATCCAACCCTCCCTTGCGGGCAGGGTTTCGCGGGTGAGTCCTCCGAGGGCTTTATCAACCTCCTCAGCCCTGTGCATGTCCAATGCGTCGTCCGCGCGTCCGATGTCCTTGCCGCATACGCACCGATGGACGTGGACATCAGAGATGTCGTACCGGTGAGATCCGATGGCCTCGGCGATCACGTTCTGGGCTTCGCCGCTCACGCTTCCCCCTCGGTATCCAGTGCAGCGAGGATGGCGCGCTTTGAGATCCAGTCGGGTCCGGGTTCGTACACGCCGCCCGATTCAGCCAGCCTCCGGATTCGTGTTTCCTGCGCCCGGAGACGAGACACCTCAGCGACCAAGCTGAATTGGTCGGCGATCTCGTTGAGCATTCCCATCGGGGTCATGTCTGCATGTCCGTCGATGAAATCTCGGATGTCACACGCCACCTCGTAGCCCGGATCGTGTTCCGCGACGCTGTTGCAGAACTCGCGGATACGGGCGAGTTGATCATTCGGCGTTGTCATGTTTGTTCTCCTTGGATCGTTGCGTGAGCCGCCCGAAATGGATCACCCGACCGGGCAGCGGCTTCCCCGGACGAATCGTGTTGCTGCAGGGTTTGCCTTTGGGGGCTTTGCAGATGTCACACGACCGCGCGGATTGGGCGGCCTGGACACGAGGATCATCCGCAGACGACACAAACAACGTCATCAGTCCGGCCACCTGCCAATAAGCAGGTTGTGTGGCCAACCCTTACCGACACATATGTGCGCCTCAAACAACTCCCACGTCCAGCGTTTCCCACCCCACTCGATGTGAACGAATAACCGATCTCCGTCCACGCTGACGCTGTCCACCCGTCCGCCCTTCATGAAGAAAGGCATGGGTCCGTTGTTCCACAGCAGGTCCACGTAATCGGTGGTTGCCAGCATCAGATGACCGACTTCGCCTCGGTCTGGTCGGGGGTCGGAGTGTTCGATGACGCCCCAGTCGCATTCCCACCAGTGGCTGCATTGGATCTCTTCGTCCGGTCCGTACGGTCCGGGGCATTTGCATGGTCCGCGCGTTCCGAGGCGGATCTCGATGCTCACTGTTCGTCTCCTGTTGTTGATTGCGGGGGCTGTACGCCACGTGGAGCGACTTTCACGCCCTCCCCCTTGTCACCGGCGCTCATGACATCCGCCCACGCGCCAAAGCGCCCGTAGCCGCCAACTCCGCATCCCGAACCCTCACGTCATGAAACGAAGACCGCCGCAACACCACACCCGTCCCCGCAACCACACAACGAGAACCCACACCCGCCTTGCACCACGAACACCGCACCGTCAACGCATTCACCCTCGGACGCACAAACACCCGCGGCTCCGGCGTCGGATCCCCGTACCGGTCAGGCACGATCAATCGACTTCATCTCAGCGACCCGACCAACCGCCGCAGCCAACCGGCGCTCCAACTCCGCATCACGGGCATCCTCACGAGCCTCCCGCTCCGCCGAAGTCTCCCGCTCACACCGATCCCGCCGGATCGCACGTGCAGCATCAACAAGATCCTTCGGCAACGGACGAAACCCGCTCCCATGATCGGAATACATCTTCGTCACCCCGGCCAACACGTCGGCCTGGTTGAACTTCCACAGTTCGATCTGCTCAGCCCACGCCTCGACGGTGGCGCGGTTCGGCTGAGGAAACCACGGGTCGTATGCGGCGCACTTCGCAAGAGCATTTGCCGCGATCTGATAAGAGTCGCTCATTGTCCGATTGCCTTTCTCTGGTCAGGGTTTCCGAGGCCAGCCCATCCGAGGACCTTCGCTTCGCCGGCGGTGAGGTTGCTTGATCGAGACGACTTGATGACATCCCCGAGGACTGTTGGCAGGTACTCAGGGAGGTTGCAGTTAGGCCTTCGTTCCCATTCACGCAACGCTTCCCGGATAAGGGCGTCCGGCTGTCCCTCGCGGGTGAGCTTCTCAACCTGGACTGCCAGCCGATCAACAGTGGCTCTTGGATAGGTGTTGCTTCCAAGCTCTTGCCGGACAACGGTCTTAGAAGCGGAGGATGGTTGCGGCTTCGAGGGCTTGTTGACGAGTTCGATTGAGACCGGTTCCGTGTCGACGACGACGGGGGGTGAGTCGTACGGTCCGGGCGGTGGCTCGGGCGGAAGCGGGACTTCCTCGTCCCCTGCTCCCCTGCTCCCCTGCTCCCCTTCCCCTGTTCCCCTGTTCCCCTGTTCGTGGGTGAGACTCTCTTGAGGGTCTCCAGAGGAACTCAAGAGGGACACTGACGTGTTGACCATATCCGCTGGTGGGAGTGGATATTTGTGGCCAAGACTGGGGTGATTCACCCGCTGATGCTGTTTCCACTTGGTGATGTACAGCAGATCCTTGAGACTTCCGTTGTGGACGGCTTTATAGCGGGTCACCTGTCCACCGCTGGCTAGTCTCTCCAGATCTTCAGTGACTCTCTCGAGGGTCTCTAGAGGCTCGCGGGCGAATTCATCGGCGTACAGATCGGCAACGATGGAGACGAGTTTGTCTGCGCCAACACCGTTGTCATCTACATACGACCACAAGCCGATGAACGTGAGCCGGGTCGAGATAGGCAGTTTGGTGATGTCATCGGACCGCCAGAACTCAGGCTTGATGGACCTGATCCTCACGACGCATCACCGCCGAACAACTTTTTTATGACGGCGTTGTGGATGCGCCACCTTCGAATCTCGGCGTAACGCTCGAATGCCAGATCTACGCGCTTCATGTGAACGTCGGTTGTTCGTCCCGACTTGGCGCGGCAGCGGGTGTCCGGGGCAGATCCGCAGGTAGGACATTCCACCCTTGCCCAGTCGTATGGGATGCGTGGACTATCATCAGTCACAGCCACTCCAATCCAGTGGTTAGGCCCGGGGTCACGGTGTTACCAGCACCGCCCGGGCCGTCTTCGTACTCACGTTCGATACTACCCGAAACACGCTGGTAAAACACGTTTTTCCGCATCAAACCTCCTCGCAGTCTGCGCATCCGTTTCCGCCGCACACCTCACACAGACCGGTCTCGAATCCTGGGCATAGGCACTGCGTGTATCGGGTCATGTCATCCGCATCCACGCCCAGCCGGGTTCGGCATTGGGGTGTGTGGGTGGAGCGGGGATGATCACACAACAGGCACGTCATGAGATTCCTCAACGTGTGCTCGGTGGTCGGCGAGGGCGTGGTGTCGGCGAATGAATCTTTGGGCTTCGTCGGTGGTGGTGAATTCGGCGGTGACGGGGCGGCCTTGGGTGCGGGCGCATTCGGCGCAAGCAACGGTGATCATGGGACCTGCCAGTTGATGGTGTCGCCTTGCTGGAGAATCTGTTCCAGGTATTTGACGGCGGTGACGGTGGAGTTGAAGCATTTCGGTGGTTCGGTTCCACCGGTGACGGTGTAGTGGGGCCACGTCCCCGAAACCGTGTACATCACCTGAACAGCCCCTTCACGAGGAAGTACGCCAGCGACGGTGGTCCGGTGAATGCGAGGACGATGTAGGCGATCGCTTCGAGTTGTTCGGGTGTGAGGTTGCTCATCGGTTCTCCTGTGATGGGTTGTGGTTTCGGTGGTGCGGGTGGTCGTGGATGCCCCCACGCGGAACGGTGCGAACGGCGGCGGGCACGGAACCACAACATCGACTCGGCGGTCATGACGCGTCCTCTAGGTCGAACAGGCTCGGCATGTCGCGCTGGCGCTCCTCGGCTTGCAGATACTTGACAGCATCGAAGTAGTAGCCGGGATTCAACTCGACACCACGGCCGCGCCGACCAAGTTTCAGTGCCCGCAACGGCACGGTGCCCAGCCCGCCGAACGGGTCGAACACCAACTCGCCAGGATTCGAGAAGCGAGTGATCAGCCGGTCAACGATGTCGAACTGCAAGGGGCAGTTCTTTACCACCAGGCCCTCGGCATGAAACGACTCATCCTCCGCCACACGCAGATTCCAGGTTTCAACCTCGCCGACAGGCTCGGCGCTGCGCACCTTCATCCACGCGCCGTCATCGAGGATCGGAGCTCGTTTACGGCGCTGATCGTCATCAACGTCGAACGACAGAACCCAGTCCTGACGCATGTGCACTGCGCGGCCCTGGATCACACCATCGCGTTCCAGCCGGCCGGGGTACACGCTGGCAACCGCGCCGTAGACGCGTTGCGCGAGGTAGGCGATGCCGAGCATCAGTTCTTTGGACACGCTGCTCGCCGTCCATCGCCGCCTGCCTGGTAGGTAATGCCCGTCGCCAGACAAGTACCCATCGAGCAGCGCGCGCGCCTGATCCACTGGGAGTGTGTATGCGACGGCTGGCAGGTGCTTGCCCGCAGCTCCCGCCCCGCAGTCCTTGAGAATCGCCCGCAGTTCGTGGCCAGGGTCGCGCAGCTGGTATTGCAGGGCCGTGAGCTCGCGTGCGGGGTTGCCGCCGAATCTGCCGATCCTGGCGTTGAACTCGTCGGCTTTGTCGCGACCGACCGATATGACCGCACAGCCGCGGCCGTCGATGTGACCATCTGCAAGCCATCGTCCGACGGTCCACCACAAGGTCAGATCACCGGCGGCGGATTCTTCCGGAGCAAGCTTGCGATTCACGTATGAGCCGACCGTTTCGGCCGCTTCTACCCATCTAGGTTGTTGACGTTTCGCGGTCCTGAATGACCGACTGGCATAACCGCGGGTGTCTCGGGTCCACACCTTGTGGTCCGGTGTCATCACCGCGCCGGGAACGCCTTGCGCGCGCAGGTTCACCACGGGCCGAACCCCGGTGTTCTGCTTGACGAGAACTGGTCGCCATCGGCCCCTGTGGGTGAGGACCAGTTCGCCAACGTTGACCTCTTGGATCGGCTTGTATCCCCCCTTGGTCAGCACCAGCGATCCACGCGCGAGGCACACGTGCATTTGAACGTTGCGGCGTTTCTGCTCCCCGTTCAAGGTGATCATCCGGTTCACGTCGTGCCACACGTGAGGCGACCACGATCCCGGGGCGATGGCCATGAACGTGGCAGGCAGGGCACCGCGACCTTCGAGCTGCTCACCGATGCGGACGTGTGACTGGTAGTCGTAGACGTCCTGCAGGCTGTGCTTGGTGAACAGTGCGGCCAGCTGGTCTGGTGGCATCGCGGCGAGCTCGTCGGCTGTCAGTGACCTGTTGCCGCTCGAGCGCCAGAACGCGTGCGCGTCCACCTGCCAACGGGCACGGCTGTAGTCGTCCTTGGATTTGGTGACGGGGGTGTCGGCGTATCCCTTCGACCTGTCTGTCTGCGGTTTATGGAACAGCAGAACGTATTCCGGGGAGCCAACGCCCATCTTGGTGGCGTCTTTGCACTGCTCGGACCAGCCCAGCCGGTACGTCTGGTTGTTTTCCCGCACCACATCGGTGACCACGGTGATCATGCCGAGGTAGTCGAAGCCGTGTTTGCGGCCGTGAAAGATCGCCTCGGCGTGGAACGGGGAGACGGTGGGGACGCCTGCGCCGGTGACGTTGCCGAACAAGATGCGGTCCTTGACGTGGCAGGCATAGATCCGGCCAGGAGCGAGGACCCGCAGCAGTTGCGGCGTGAGGTAGTCCATCTGGGCCCAGAAATGGGCGTTGTCGTCGGTGTGGCCGAAGTCGTTGTAGCTCGGCGTGTATTCGTAGTGGTTCGAGAACGGAATGCTGGTGACGATCAGGTCCACCGAGTTGTCGTCCATCGACTCGGTTTCGGGTACGCAGTCGTTGTTGGCGAACAGCCATCCCTCGCCGGATGCTTCGATGCGTTCGCATCCGATGGAGCGTTGCAGCGCTTCCGAGATTGCCTCGGGGTCAAGCCCGTATTCGTGGATGATGTCGGTCATCGTTGATGTCAACTCTCGGTGTTGTGCCCATTTCTCGCGGATGATGCGAACCACTTCCCGTTCGGTTTCGGAGTGGATGAGATGGGCTGTGCAGGGGTGGGTTTGGCCGAACCGCTGGATCCGGTGCAGGCTTTGGATGAGGTCGTTGAACTTGTGTGTGATGCCGATGTAGACGCAGGTGTGTGCCTGTTGCAGGTTCATGCCCTGCCCGAGCATCACCGGTTTGCCGATCAGCGCGTAGGTGTCGCGGTTCTTCCAGTCGGACAGGCGGCGCTCCACCTCGTCCGGGTCGAGTGACCCGTACACCGATGAGAAGCTCAACCCAGCGTCCTCGAGGGCCTTCTCGATGGCGCGCTGCTCGTCGTTGAGGTCGCACCAGATCACAATCTGGCCTTCACCGTGTTCGGCGTGGTCGGTGACGATCTCGGTCAGCTTGGACAGCCGAGCATCCAGCGACCGGCGCTTTTCGGCCGCGGCCTGCGGTAACCCGAGGTTCACCCCGCGCACCAACTGGCCCTGCCCGTCACGCTCGAAATCGAACTCATCGGCCGGCGGATCAACCTCATGCCACAGCACCTCCAGCGGCGGCAGGTCATAGCCGGTATCACACGGGCACTGAGCGCCTGCGTGGTCGACGGTTTCGGGCTTGCTCCGCTGGCGTTGCCCACCGGCAGTTGCCCGGTTCGTAGTTGCCGTCGTTGTCGATTCGATCGATGGTGTGTCCGTCTGGTGGGTGTCCCATGTCTGCGAGGAAGTTTGGGAAGGACCGCCACCGTTCGCAGACTGTAATCCCGCGGCCTCCGTAGTCGGCCCAGTTCTTGTGTCCCGGCCGGCGGCAACGATCGTGCATTCCCTGCCAGATTCGGTAGATTCGGGTTCCTTTTCCGCCGTGCTTAGGCCGGATGCACCCGCAACTGAGCACCCGGCCGGCGCGGAGATGGGTTGTGGTGGCGATATGCGTTCCACCACACTCGCATCGGCAGATCCAGGCGCCGTCGCGCTTGGCGTCCGGGTCCCATTGTTCGACGACGAGCTTGCCGAATCGTTGGCCTTCGAGTTGTGGATGTCTCCGTGGCATAAGCACCTACAAATGTCGGATGGTCGTTGGACGAATGCAGCCCAGGTGTTGAGCCACAGGAAAAACTCGTTCGTCTTGTGTGGGTACAGGGTGAGGTTGTTCGCCTTGGTCGAGTCCCGCTGGAACCAACGCGTGAGCGCCGCACCGGTGTCCATCACCCCGAGATAACCCGCGTAGTGGATCAGCTCCTTGTACCGGTTCGGCGATGGCGTGGCCGTCGCGACGTACCGGTAGGGCACCCCGTCGAACAGCTCCAGGAACGACTGGTACGTCTTGGACCCGAACGAGCGCAGCACGCTCGCCTCGTCGAGTGAAACGGCCGTGAACAGTGTCGGGTCGAGCTTTCCATCGCGAACGCTCTCGTAGTTGGTGAGGTAGATACCGTCGCCGCCGACTTCTTCTGTGCGGCGAACAAACCGGGTTTCGATGCCCAGCATGTTGGCGTCGTGGGCGAACTCGATCCGCACGCCCAGCGGCATCACGATCAAGCCTCGCCCACCGCCATGCTTGGCTAGCGACAGGCGCACGATCTCCAGCTGCATCACCGTCTTGCCCAGGCCGAACGCCGCGAAGATCGCGCGCCTACCCCCGGCGACCGCCCAACGCACCAGATCGCGCTGGTGCGGCAACAACATCGAGTGAATCTCGCCCGGGTCAACCTGATGGCCATAGGTGTTGTCGAACCTGGCCTTCGCCGCCACGAACTCGGTGTATGACATGCAATCGGTCGTGCCAAACGGGCAATTGGCGAACGTCACGTGGCCGGTCACTTAGCAGCCTCCACAGGGTTAGGTATCCGGTAGGTGTTTCCGTCGTCGTCGAGCAGCACCCATTGGCCGCGGTACAGGACGGGAGTTTGGATGGGGGATTGGGTTTGACGAACAAGCCAACCGTGCTCGAATGCTTGCGCACGATAGGACTCCGCCCAACGATGACAAGCACCACAAGCCCACAGCCCGTTGGATGCCACGTTGGTGTCTACGCGTCGAGAGCCGCCGAGACCACGGGGCCTGCGATGGTGTGCAGTAGCGTCTGAGGCGTACTCGTTGCAGCGTTCACAACGACCGTGAGCACGCTCCCAGATCAGTTCCTTGACTTCCGGGGGAAACCCCGTAAACCGGCGGCTCATGAGGCGTCCGCCTGCCTGGCTTCCAACTCCTGAGCCCGCGCCGCCAACGCTTCCTGAACAGTCGGCCCATCCGCGGCACCAACATTCAACAACTCGCCAGCCTTCGCATCCCGCCACAACCCCGTCAACACATCACGAGACTCAGCAGCCGCAATCAAATCCAGCAGCTCCAGCACCCGGTCCTGAACGGACTCCAACTCCCGCACATGGGCGGTCTTCGGGTCGCACTTGAGGATGTCGAACACCAGTTGTTCCAGCGTCAAATCCGGGACTCGGCGGGGTTTGTCTTCGCCTGGGATGATGCCTGCGTGGACGGAGCGGGCGCCGATGATCTGCGGATGCTCACCCCGGTTCAACCTGACCCACACGGATGCGTCGAACGCCAAATTCTTTTGGCCCTCAACCTTCCACGTCCGCTGCGAGGTGGGTTTCCCGTTCTCCATCGCCACCTGGTCAGCACCACGGGCGATCATCACGACAATGCCGGGGAACCGCATCAGCACCCGCATCAGTTCCTTGTGGCGGGCAGTGGCGAGGTTCCACAGATCGGTGGTGATCTGAATTTCCGCCTCGGGATCCTTCTCCAGTTTTTTGCGGTTCGACTCGCGCCTTCGGGCTTTTGTGTCGACCCACTCTTTGAGGTCGTCCCATTCGGCGGTCATCGAGTCGATCACGAGGACTACGGGTTTCTCCCCGGAGTCGATGGCACGCTGGGCTTCATCCTTGGCGGCGCGGACTTGCTCCATGATGGAGGTCCAGGTGCCGTCGTGTTCGATGACTTCGTAGCGGGCACCGGGGATTGCGCCGTACTCGTCTGCTGCGCCTTCAGCCCAGTCGATCCAAAAGGTGCGGCCGACCTTCTCTGAGGATGAAAGGACCGCTGCTGCCCACGATTTGCCGGCTTTCTCACCACCTTCAACGAGGATGAGCGGCCATGGGACAGCGCCGGTTGGGGGACGGGTTTTGAGGGTCATTGTTCGATCTCCTTCAACCCGGACACCCCGAGAGCACCCCGAGCCAACAACCCAGCGATCGTCACATCCGAGTCATCCGACAACTTCACAATGGGATACGGGTCACCCTCAACAACATCGATCAACCCATCGATCACAACCCCATCGACGTCAACGAACGCACCCTTCTTAGCTGCGTCGTCCAGGAGTTGTTTGAGGAACGCGGGTCGTACGCGTTCTTCGACTTCAATTTCGGTGGGGTAGTTCGCTTTCACGTAGGCGAGCAGTGCCGTTTCGGATGTGACTTTGGCGGTTTTGCGGCCTTTCGCCATCGACACGTGTCCGATGACTTGGCCGGATACGACGGCGGCTTTCCGCTCCCCCGCCAACAACCCGAGTTGTTGTTTGGCTTCTGCTTTCCATTGCTTTAGCCGGTCTTCCAACCATTTGCACAACGCCAACGTGGCAGTCGGATCGCTCATGCTGCTGTCCACCTGTCTGCCAACCGATCCAACGACCCGATAACCGCATCCACCCGAGACAGGGCCTTGTTCACCACATCCAGGTTCAACTCCAGCGCTTCACGGTCCAGGAACTGCAACGGCGCCCCCTCAGACAACAACTCATGCAAAGCACACCGCGTGTCATCAAGAGCAGCCGCGGCGGCTTTCGCGTCGTCCCTCGCGGTAATCACCCGTGTATCAACAACCATCAGTTTTCGTCCTTGTCTCGATATTCGGAGCAGTGGCAGCGTTCCCGGCCGCCCTGGTCGAACGTGGCGGCGTCGCAACCCGTGTCCCACCGGCCGCGGAACTTGTCCCACTCGTAGCGGTGGAAAGACCGGTTATGGCCGCACACGCACATCACGAAGCCTCCAACCAGCGGAACTTCTTGACCAGAGCTCTGAACTCGGCAGCCTGCTTCTTCGACCACCCGTAACCAGGGAAATACTTTTCGACCGTTGTCCGGCTCACACCCAACGTGCGGGCAACCTCCCGATACGGGGCACCGTCATCAAGCAAATATTGGGCGAAATCCTTCTGCTCCTGACTCAACGACACAAACTGATCCGGCGACGCCAAACGAGCATCACCAGCCGCCCGAACCCGAACCACCGTCCGAGCCGAACAACCCACAACTTCCCCAATATGCTTGGCGGAACACCCCTCACGAGTCATCAACAGAATCGTCTGCACCTGCTCGGGGGTGATCCTGTTCCCGTTGCTCATGCCACCTGATCCTCACCATTCGCTTTGAGCAGAGGCCGCCGTTCCCGCTCCGACAACCCACCGAACACCCCGTAGTGCTCACGATTCGCCAACGCGAACTCCAAGCATTCGGCCCGCACCTCACACCGGGCACAAATTCTCTTCGCCGGCTTCGCGCTCTCCCCCTTACCGGGGAAAAACATGTCCCCCACATCGACTTGGGCGCACAGGGCTTTGTCTCGCCACGAGTGCCGGTCCTCGTTGATGATGACCAGGAGATGAGACAGGTCGGTCATGCCACGGACTCCAGTTCTGTGATCCACGCGAACGGGTCCTCAACATCTGGCACACCGGCAAGGGCAGCCATCAACAGTTGAGTGCGTTCGGTTTCCGGGAGGCTTGTCAGATAGGCCCACACGGGCAGGGAGTCACCGCTACGGATACGCCGAGACAACCAGATGACTGTTGCAGCGATACGGGATTCCCAATCCGTCTCCGACAGTGGGCATTCCTGAAACAGCCTGTCTGGGTGGGCTTCCATGTTGCCATCGGTCGTGACCCACGCGTCCTCCCCGCACACCGGGCAGGATTGCAACTTTGCTGCAGGCAGTTCAGCCCTGTCCCGTTCGATGGTGCGGACCGTGCAGTGCGCCCTGCGCGCCAACTCCACTTCGGGGAGTTTCGGGCGCCGCCGCACCAGCATTCGGCGCTCTTCGGTATTAAGCCGCATGGGAGTTCCGTTCACGGCGCATTCCACAGCGAACCAGTCGATGCTCACGCGCCCCACCTCTGCGCCCGTCGGCACTCATTCGAGCAGGTCTTCGCATAAGTCCCCATAAACTCGCCGCCGCACTGCGTGCAGATCTTCAGGGACGGTTGTGACCGCAAAGCATTCGCCGCACGCTTCTTGCACTTCGGTGAGCAGAACCGTGCCCGCTGCGTCACAGGCTCGAACACGTTTCCGCACTGCTGGCATTTCTTGTCGGTGAACCTGGCCGGCTTCACCGGTGCCAGCTCGCCACGCTTGATGCGTTGGCGTTCCTTCTCCGAAAACCCGCCCCACACACCCAACTCGTTGTGCTTCAACGCCCACTGCAGGCATTGCGGTTGTACGGGGCAGGTCCAGCAGATGCGGCGGGCGGCGTCGTTGGTGTAGTGGCCGGATTCGTTGAGGAACCAAATGTCGCCGTCCTTGTGGGTGCAGAGCGCGCGGGAACGCCAGTCGCTGGTGTGGACTTCTGCCAGTTGGATGAACGGGGAGTTCGCCATCACACCCACCCCGTCCCGGTCAGGTGTTCAGGGCAGAACGATGCGGTTGCGGCACCCACGAAATACCCTGAGTCATACAGGTTCAGGTTGGAGTTGTTGTACACGAAGACTGAGGCTTCGTACATGGTGTAGCCGGTGTCGAGGACGTCGCATACGGCTTTTCCGGCGTTGATGGCGGCCGGTTTGGAGCTGTAGGTGATGCCTTCGGAGTCGAGTGCCATCACGAACGCGTCGGACGTGATATCTGCGTGGGCTGCGGGTGCGGCGAGTCCGGGGCCGATGATGCCCGCAGCGATCAGCAGGGGCATCGTCCACCAGTAGCGCCAGGACTTCTCGTTGCGCCTCATGCTGCTTCTCCTGTCGTGAGGTAGTCGCGCAACAACGCCACGACGGCGTCGCCGTTCACCTGCTCCCAGATCGTCGGCTCCGTTTCCCAGTGCCACGGCGGTATGAACGGCCAGCCACCGACACGGTCCAGTTCACTCATGACCGCCGCTGCCAGGTCCTCGAACTCTTGGAGATGGCTCAAGTCAGCCATTGGTGGGTTGGTGGTGACGGGCAGGTCGGCCCAGTTGGTTTGGTGGTGGTCCCACCATGAGGGTTTAGAATCTTGGATTGACATCGGGAATTGTCTCCTTAGTTGTGTGTTTCCGGTGTTAGGGCCGTCGTCCCGCGCAATGGGGCGGCGGCCCGCCTTTACTTCGGGGTGATGTGATACGTCTCCAGCAGGGACTGGGCGACAACGCCGGGGTTCACCCCGGACGCGCCGGGCGCGGTCGTGAAATAGCTCAGATGGCGTTCCAACTCGGCGGCCGTCGCATGCTGATGCCTCATGGCGGCGAGTTCTTCCGCGGTCGCAGAATCCAGGAACTCCCCCAACTCCATGAACTCGTCATCATCGAGGAATTCGCGGGCGAAGCTGAGGCAGTACTGCTTGGTGGAGTCGATGGCGTCGTGTATCCACTTTGGCGAGTTCGGCCCTACCTGCTTGTGCAGTTCGTCCCAGCCGTTGGAGGGTCCCGGCGCGGGGGGCGGGGGAACCATGCCCGCGCCGGGACCAATGTCACCCACCGCAGTGGGTGACGAGTCTGCCGAAACCCGATGCTCGGCAGAAGAACGAGCCCGATCTTGAATCGGCGACATGCCCCCTCCCCCGCCACCACCCGTACCACGGACATGGGAGATGCGGGGTTCGTGGACTTCTTCCTCAGCCTCCGCAGCAGCAAGAACATCCCCGCAGTCCAGGCCGAAATCCCGACCCAACGCATTGCTCATGTCCTGACGCTCAAGGCGCGCCAACCACGGATCCACCACAGCACCCACCAAGGCGAGTCCGTCATGAATCACGTTGTTAAACCTGGCATTCAAACGCTCAACAAGATTCACGCTGTCTCCCCTAGCTCTTGTAGCCGGCACCGCAGACGGGCGTTCTCCTCACGCAACGCCTCCAACTCCGCATCCTCACGCATCTGCCTCGCGTCGAACTCCGCCAACGCTTTCCACAACCCAGACTGGCGAACCTCACCCGACAGTTGACACACACTCCGATGCTTAGGAGCAGACGTACTCACTTGCCGACCTCCGGGATGTAAAGCACGTGGGCCGGAAGGTCAGGCTCGAATGCATCTGCCGTCATCGCATACCAGCAGCCATCCCACTTGACTTCGGGCACGCCTATAACTGCCTCGACGATCGAACCTTCCGGCAGCGCGTCGAGTTGTTCGACGGTCTCAATCACCCTGGGACGCAGACGCTCAACCTCGTTGCGTAGCTCGACAAGCAGATTGGATTCCGAGATTTCCAGCCCAAGCTTCTCTGCCCGCAGCCGCTCAACCTCGGCGACCAGCTCCCGCACGAGATTGTCGGGATACGCACCCATCTCAACGCCAGCCGCTCTGCAGTACTCGTAGATGTTCAGCGATCTCTTGGCCCGCTCAACCACATCACTCATGCGGACACGTCCAAACTTGCGACATACCTCTGCAACTCAGTACTCACGCGGACCTCGGCTCATAGCTACGCGACTTCATCCACTCATCAACCTCATTCAGGTCAACACGCGCCTCCCGACCGTTACCGATCGGATAAGCCTTCAACCCATCGTTTTTGACCGCTTCCCGTATCAGCACGTCTGATTTCAAGCGGAGGTATGACGCGGCCTCTTTGAACGTGGCCCATCTGGGAGTGCTCATTTCGCATCCTTAGGTTTCGACTGGAACAAAGGCTTCTTCGGCTTCTGGGAAATGCTGAATCGGAGGCCTCGGGCGTGAATGAAACGTCATCGCGTCTCCCTCATCGCGTTGCGGATGATGGTCAGCTGGTCGATCAGATCCGTGAGTTCATCGGCATCCAGGAGAACGTCACCCTCGCGGTATCCATCACCGACGTACAAGTAGGCCAATTCGGATCCGTTGTTTTCCCCGAGTCCAACGGTCACACCACCATGTCCTCTCTTGAGGATCTGGGTGGGCTCTGCGTAGAAAGACCACCGGCACTCTCCGCCCTGGGTGCACGGGATGCGTCCGGCGTCGAATGGTGACTGGTCACCGGTATGCTGTAGTTCAGACATTTGAGCCTTCCTCTCAGGTGTCTTCTGCCCTCACCTGCTCCACACAGGTGGGGGCTTTTTTATGCGGCGGGGTTTTTCTGCTCTGCTGGCCGCTCCAATACGGAGACGGGAACCTTGAGCGCGACGGCGAGCTTCTTGGTGACGGTGGCGTTCGGCCACCGGTCACCGTTCTCAAGCTGGGAGAGGTAAGGGGCAGAGACTCCGCTTTCGCGGGACAGTTCGGCGGATGACCAACCTGTGCGCTCACGGATGACCCGGAGTTCCTGCCACACCCCGTAGGACTGTTTGACCATGCCGCCAACTGTACTGCGAACAAGTGCAAACCGCAAGAGTTCGCGCGCAGTTCGCGCCAACAATGCTGTGACCTGCAATGTTCGAAAACTACAAGCGCGTAACTGCAAAGAATTGGGGTTGTGCAAGCAGTGGACTTTGCACCTGTTTGCACGCGAACATGTAGGCGTGAACGAGAACAAGGAACACCGCGAAGACTGGCCATTCGGGCCAGAACTCAAGCGGCACAGAGAGCGCGTCGGGCTATCTCAGCGCGAAGCCTCACGGCGCACAACGCCACCAGGCAGCGACAAGCCCGCCGTCAGCGCAGGACGGTGGAAGCAACTGGAAACGGGGTGGCAGATCAACAAAGGGACACTGATCCCAATCGGAACGACCGCATCCACCGTGGCCGCCGCTGCCCGAGCTGTCCAATGGGATGTCAACGAAGCTCTGGCGATAGCCGGATTTCAACAGTCAGACATTCCACCGCCGCTACCCGAGCCGGCGATAGTCCGCTACTCAGACGACGAACTTCTCGCCGAAGTCCGGCGACGACTAAAGGAGGCAAGAGATGTCATGGAAGCTCAGACGGAGAAGAGAACACCGCGCGAAGCGCGTCAAGACCAGGAGGGCGACCTAGACGCCGCGGCCAGTGACACGACGCAGCCGCGCCAACCTCGGACCGGCGAAACAGTTGGGGCGGAGATTCGTGATCGCGTCGCCAGGAGCGTCCGGGCACGTCAACGCCGCAAGGACTAGACGTGCCCGGCGCAACGTCCATGTTGTTGGCGGACACTCATCCATCGCGTTCAAAATCCGCACCAGCAGAGTGTCGAGTTCGTCATCAAACATGGGCTGCACCTACCGAAATCACCAGCACCGGTCACCCCTCGCAACCGGATGCGTAGACGCTAACGGATCATTGCCAAAATCGACACAGGAAGCCCAAACATGGGAATGTCACGATCAGATAACGCCAGTGCGCGAAAGTTAGCCACCAACACAGAAAGCCCACTACCAGATGACCACCAATGATCGCGCAGTGTCACCAGGGAAGGTGATGGTCACCGCGCTCGCTGTGCTCGCCGTCGTAGGCATCGTCTCCGCACGCAACAACAACGACGACGACGACAGAAGCGCATCACAAACCACCACACCAACCACCACCACTACACGGCCCAACCCGTACCGCACCATCCCCGGCGACGGCACCCACAACATGGGCGGCGCAGACGGATACGACTGGGGCACCTACACCGCCACCATCCCACCCAGCTCCCCCGGCTGCACGTGGGCGGTCGTCAGCATCGCCGACTACCGCGGCGGCGAAACACTCCGCGAAGGTGAAGCACCATCCGGCACCGTCCGCGCGAACATCCAACCCGATGGTGTCGCGTCGTGGACCGGCACAATCAACGGGGATCATCGCATCGTGTTCCGCACGAGCGGCTGCGGAACTTGGACCATGACGGAGTGACCACCCGCCAGAACGCAAAAAAGCGCCCTGCCGGGGATGGTGAATCCCTCGGCAGGGCGCATTTACAGTCGGTCGCCTTATTTTGTTTCTAACGCAAACGTTGATGGGAGCAGTTCGGACAGCCCCTGCATGGCCTCCAGATGCCTCGCCCGGTCCGCATGCGCATAGATCCGCTGCGCATCCACACTCGCATGACCCAAGATCTCCATACGCGTTTGCTCATCCACACCCGCTGCGCGCAGCAATGTCGACGTGGTGTGCCGCGAGTTGTGCGGCGGCAACGACTCGGTTGGACCGATCACCCCAGCAGCGCGGAACACGCCACGCCACACGTCGTAGTCCGAACGGGGATCGATCGGCTTCCCCTCCTTGTGCCACACCAAGTCATGCGGATTGTCGGCGCGGAGTTTCTGCATCGCCACATACAACGGCGGCAACAACGGCACCTCACGCCAACCAGCGTCCGTCTTCGGCCGGGTGAACAACAACGACCCCTCACATTCCTGATACTCGAAATGCGCCGGCAGGTCCCACCGGGACTGCGGGCATGCCCATGCCCGTGTCTTCCCGCAAGGCCAGTACGGGGGTTTTTTGGGCATACGGTCGGGCCGGGACAGCGGTGACGGTTCGGGTAGAGGATCCCCACAGCCGTGGACGCGGGTTTCCGATTGCAACTGCCAAGCGATGGTGATCCATCCCTGAGCGGGGTTGTCGACGTAGGGCCAGCGCAGGCCGAGGAGTTCCCCACGGCGGGCGCCCGTCAGGAAACCGGCGGCGATCCGCACCGCATCTGGTTCGTCGCACACCTGGAACGCGGTGTGGATGATGTGCTGCGCCACGTCCGCCGGGAAGCCGTTGCGTTTCTTCTTCCGGTACTCAGGTTTGTCGACCAATGCGGCCACATTCCTGGTCGCCACACCCTCCGCTACCGCATCGTCCAAGGCTTTCTGGACGATGACATGGACCAGCTCGGCGGTGCGGGAGGCCCCGATCTCGGAGTGCAGGTCCCGCACATGCTGCGGGGTGAGTTTGTCGATGCGTTTCGCGCCGAGGATCGGGTTGATGTGGTTGTGGATGGCGGCCCGGTAGTCGTTGAGGACGCCGGGGCGGACTTTACGTTTGGCGTGGATGTTGTCGATCCAGTGCAGCATCCACTTCTCCACAGTTGTGGATGAGGTGGTGGCGATGCGGCCCTCTTCGACGTCGCGGCGGAGTTGTTTGAGTTTGGACATGGCGGTGTTGCGGTCCACGGAGGACACCCATTTGTAGCGGCGGTTGCCGTTGCGGTCGGGGGGTAGTTCTACTCGCCCCATCCATTTGCCGTCGGCGCGTTGGAAGAACGCTCCGTCTCCGCGAGTTCTGCGTTTCTTAGTTGCCATCGTTATCCCTCCCAGGGGGTCACCCTACGGTTCACCCTACGGTGCTACGCAGCATTACGCAGAACTGCGCAGTATCGGGTGTCTACCTGCGGGTTTGACAACGTTTCTCCTGGTATGCAGCCTATCAACCGCTGACTCTTAATCAGCGGGTCGGGGGTTCGAAACCCTCACGGCGCACAGGTCAGAGGCCATAAGCCTCAGAGGGGATCACCCTAAAGGTAACCCTATAGGGGTTTTCACTGGTCCTACATGTCGTCGCGCCGTCGTACTCTCTTTTCATTAGGGGAGCATGAGGATCCAACTGAGCTTGCTGTGCCTTCGATTGAGCGGTTGAAGCATCTGGAGCGTCGGCGGACAGCGATCACGGTTCCCAACGATGGCTGAAAGAAGGATGAAATGACTGCAGCTACTGACCGCTACGAAGCTGTGATGTGTGGTGGTTGTGAGGTGAAGTCGGATGACGTCGTTTACGGCATGTGCACCGCTTGTGGTTCTGTTGAGGTCGCGTTGATGCAGCCCACTGGCAGTCGGAACCTGAGCCACATAGGTGAATCAGACACCTACCCGACCGGCCACGGATGCGAGATGTGCAACTGATGAACACCGATGATCGTTGCGGCCGGTGCGGTCAACCGTTCAAAGACGGGGAGACAGTTATCGACACCCTTCCCCCAGTGCACCACACATGCCAAAACCTGGATGCCTCCGAACGATACAGAGCTGCCCGAAACCCCAAGCACTAGTAGATACGCGAAAAGAGGGCCGCCCCGCTTGCACTGGAGAGTGTGTGCAAGCGTGGGCGGCCCCGTAACCTCTCCTGAAGTTCGATGCTTCACGAGGCGTGGATTAAGCCAGGACGTGAATTAACAGCGCGACGATCATCCCCGCGACGACAGCCAGCCACACCGACCGCCACAACTCCAACTGCGGATCACTCATCGTCTGATTCGTCCCAGTAACGATTCACCAAACCGTCCGTGAGATACCCCGGCTGCCCTACCGGTGTGATCACCGTCGTCGCGCCCAAGTCCATCCGGTCACCGGTGATGCGTTCCAGGCCGACAACCGCCACATAGTGGGCTACCTGCCAGCCGTCGCCCTGCGCATCCAAACTCTCTTGGATCGCAGCCCGGACAGGATCGGCCGGCCTCACAACCGCACCCACAACTTCAACGCGTCCCACAGGAACCCTACCGTCACTCCGTGGTCTAGAAACGTGCACACTCGAACGTTCATCGGTCACACCCCTCTCACGGCGCTCATGCGTTCCGGCTCGATGGACAGTCGTGAATGCGCCCCGCAGTTGGTGCAGCGGCGCATCGTGTACGTCAACACATTCGCCACGTACCGCCGCGGGATCACCACAGTTTCACCACCGCACCGGTTACACACCATCAGCTTGTCCTCGCCGTCAACGAACAGTGCGGGATGGTTTTTGATGTGTGGCCGCAGGAAGTCGTACAACCCCTGCGTGGCAACCACATCGCCAGCGCAGTACGACACCAAGCGTTCCCGATCAGCGGCGCTCTTCCCCGTCACGGCGCGTTCCATCGCGCCCCGGTCGTAGCGGTCAGTTTTGGCGGGCAGGCCAACGATCTGACAGAACGCGTCCAAACCTTTGAATGGGGCACCGGATTTGAACTCTCGGCGCAGCACCTTCAACGTGTCAACGGTTTTGAACGGAGGCAGCGGAGGTAACCCGGCCTCCAAATGCAGATCGCCCTTCAGCCACGGCACGTCAGCTTCGTCGATGTAGTGGCCGACGACGATATCCGCTTGGGATAGCAGGTTGTGGACGCGCCGCAGGAACCGTTTGCGTCCACCTTTGTCCCATTCGGCGAGCTGGATAACCTCGGGCTGGTCATACCACTTGGCGCACACAATCGTGGTGCGCGGCATGCGGGTCACCGTCTCGTACTGCACGTACCGGTTCTTCAGGTCTCCCCTGCCCCACCAGTATTGTTCGGTGATTCCGGGGAGCCGTTCAACGTCGAGGATCAGGATTTTGTTGCGCACACCTTCGGCGATGCGCACCTGACGCAGGTCGCTAGTCAGGGACATGATGGTTCCTCGCGTGGTGCCGCCACGCTGTTGGATTCATGTCTGGCATGCCGTGTTTGACGAGGACCCGCAGTATGTCGGTGAACCTGACGTCGCCGCGTTTCGCGGACTCCAACGAGGATTTGATCTCTGCACGTTCCTGCTTCGACCGGGCACCAACCCAATCACATGCGGGGCAGGTGCGGGGCTCCAAACCTGCAAGATCGGCCAAGAGTGACATTTGGTGTTCCCTTTCCTGGTGTTTCACCGGTCGCGTCGCTTGTCGCCTTCGATGCGTTCGAGGCGTTCGGTTCGCAGTTCCTCCCTCAACCCTCCGATGTCCCGTTGAATCTGTTTGAATCCGTCCCGCACCAGATCGCGTATCTCGTCGAGGTCGTCGCGCATGTTGGTGTCATGGGTGTTGACGGTCTGCTCGTGAATCTCATCGGTTTTCGCGTCGATCTTTCGGGCACGTTCCCGGCCCTTGCGTTGCCCTCGAACAGTGAGGACACCGACAATTCCCGTTCCGATCGCTGCGATCGTTGAAGGTAAACCGATGATGAGCAGTCCTATCAGGTCGATACCATCGTCTGGCTGGTACGCGGCGTCCATTGCTTCGCGCACCGATTCCCACATCATGCGGCGGTGACCGCTCTAGTCGCCGAAGCCGTTCCGGGGTTGCCGCGGCGTTCCGCGCCGATAGACATCAGCAGTGACACCACTGCGGCACCGCCGGACACTGACAGCACTGACACCCAATCGGTGGCGAGTAGGTCAACCGCGCCCGCGCCGAGTGTGGCGATCGCGGTTTGGGCGAACGTGCGGGCCGCGCGTTCGGCGGCGTCGATCCAAAACGAACGTGTCAACATCAGGTGGTCCCCCTTTATGTGCGTAGGTAGTCGATGGCGGGCTGGACGTTGTAGTCCACGTGCGGGCCGGTGCGTTTCGCGAAGAACATGCCGGCGTCCAACAACGCTTTGGTGATCGCGATCGCCTCCGGTAGCGGTGCCTGCACAAGTTCGACCACTTGGGCGAGCAGCGAATCGGGTCCGGTGAACAGGTCCAGGTCGCGCACGATCTGCCATATGGCGTTGCGGACCTCTTGTGTGTCACCCGGTTCGGTGCAGGCATATAGGTCGCCCTGGTGGGCGTAGTCGCGCCACCACGGCGGGGTGTCACGCATACCGTTCGATGAGACGCCCTGAGTGTTCGATGGGGCCATTGGGGAGCCGCCGTGATCAGCCCACACGTGACCGAGTTCGCGGTTCGGGTTGCCCCACGTCACGGCTTTCTCGATGTGCGGCTTCATCCAGTGCAGGGAGCCGGTTTCGGGTGCGATGTGGTTCATCCACAGTTCGGAAACCACTACCGCGCCTTGGGAGTAGCCCGCTAGGGCGGCGCCGTGGGTTTCGATGCGTTGGCGCCACCGGTTAGCCTGGTTGTGAGCTTCAGTGATAGCGGCAGCGATGGATTTGCCCATCGGGAACGGGGCCGCGGGGTAGCCGACGGGCTGCCACAGGTATTTGTCTTCGACGGCGCGGGCGGTGTCGGCGTCGGGGCCGATCCACCAGGGAACACCGGTGCCGCACACGGTGATCAGAACAGGCCGGGTGTCCACGACGGGGCGCGGTAGGTAGCCCATGACGTACTTGGTTTCGGCCCCTACAATCCCCGGGATGTAGAGCCCGTCGCGCAACAGTCCTGCCGCGTTGTAGCGGGACTGCATTTCAGCGACCGCGGCGGTCATCTGCTCGTCGTAGAGCGGGGTGTCGGTGAGATGCCCAGCGTAGGAGGCGAACTTTTTCCGCATGAACGTCTTGATCCGGCGGATTTCCTCGGACGAATCACCCAACCCGAGGCCCACATACTGCCCGTCGATGCGCATCAGGACTTGCCCTTGACGTCGTAGCAGCCTTCGATGCCGAGCTTCGCGCCGATCGCCGCCACGGCGTCAACGAGGGTGCGGTGTCCGAGCTGCGGCCACAGGATGCGCAGCTGATCCCACACCTCTTTGTCGTAGTCGGGCGGCAAGGCCGGGCCAGGCTGCGGTGCCGACGGCTGCTCACCGGGGAACACGAACCCGTCCAGGTCTTTCTGGACTTCGCCGCGGAACCAGTTCATGTCGAGGTTGCCGGGGTCCCACTTGCCCTGTGTGGCACCGGCCCATTCCTTATGGCCGATGACGTGCTTGGAGTCATGGCCGAGTCGTTTCAGCACCGCCGCGGTGGCGTCGCGCATGGTGATGATCTGGGCGTCGGGCCAGCGCTGCGCGGGATCGAACGAGCCGTCGGGGCGGATGGTGGGCCAGGCGCACTCGAAGCCAATGAGCCGCTGATTGCCGTTGTTGGTGCCGACGCCGGGATACGAGCCGGTCCCAGCGTGGTTGCATGGGCCGACGGCGATCAGGTGGCATTTCCCGTCGGGGGTGATGAGGCATTGCGATAGTGGGCCTCTCAGGTCGGGGCGGCCGTCACGGATTCCGGCGACGGTTTCTCGGTCGTTGCCGGTGTGGTGGATCATGACGCCCCAGATGTCGCCCATTACGCCGCCGGTCCCGCGTTCTTTCCAGTCGGCCTGGGCGACTACGAGTCGGTCGCCGAGGGCTTCTCGTAGAACGTCTTCGAGCCAGACGGGATCTCCGCTGAATCCCACGTTTGCGTCCTCTCCTGCGAGCTGGTTGTAGTAGTTCTGCGCTTCGGACATGCGCTGTCCGTATCGATCTGGGTATGCCGAGCGTTGAATGGCTTGGGCGTGCGCTCCCGGGTCGCCGGTGCTGTAGTCGCGGGTCTTGAGGCGTTCGAAGAACAGTCGGGCGGACTTGTAGGGGTCCATGCAGGTGGCTGCGTCGCCCCACCACCATGCGCCGTTGCCCCACACCACTTGCTGCTGGAATAGGCCGACGCTGCGCCCGTCGTTACCTACGCGTTCATGTGGAAGGCGCAGTGATTCTGGGACTTTCGCGTTGGCCCACATGTACCAGTCGGACTCTACGAACACGGTTGCGAACGCGATGACGATTCCGCGCGGGGTGATGCCGAGGTCGTTTCCGGCGCGTAGGATTTCGCGCGCGTAGGTGTCGTTGGTGTGTGTCACCGCTTGCTCCCGCCGAGGATTCCGCCGAGAACGGGGATGGAGCGCAGCGCGCCGTCGATGATGTCCACGACTTGCGCTGGAAGGTTGGTCAGGTCGGGGAGTTTCGCGACGATCTGATCATCCAAATCGGACAGATCGGGCAGGTTCTCGGTGATCCTGTCGGCGATGCGGTCAGCGATCCTATCGGCCAGCGGTCCGAGCAATTTGAGCAGGATAATTCCGAGACGGTCCATGTCGGGGGTCCTTTCATGCAGAAACCCCGCGCACCTCGTGGTGGCGGGGTTTCTGTGGGGGTTGTTCAGATGTAGAAGAGGGTGTCGCGTTCGATGAAGAAGTCGATCGCTGGATGTCCTGTGGCGAACATCCACGAGATGAGTCCGGTGAGGGCGACACCGCCGAGGAGTCCAGTTCCGAATGCCCCCGCTACTCGTTTGGTCATGACAGTCTCCTGACCGTGACGCGGGACGTGTCGATCAGGTGCCTGCGACCTTGGTCGTCAGCGACAGTCAGGACGGTTCCTGTGGTGAAGAGGACTGTTGCGTTCCAGCCGGCGGGGCCGCGGGATTGAACGTGGATCTTCATGGCGGGTCACCAGGTGTCGGTGGTTTCGACGTGGTGGCGGCCGCCGCCGCAGTGGCGCACGCACTTGTAGATGTGTTTGGTGCCGTCCATCTTGGGTGTGCCGTCGGCGTGGGTGGCGTATGTCCAGTCGGCTCCTGCGCCGCCGCTGCCGGTGGCGCATGCGTGCTTGTAGATCTGCCCGTGGCCGGTGCCGTGATTCGCGCAGTGGGCGGGTGCGGCATCAGCGACTGCGGGTATTCCGAGTGCGAGTGCGGCGATTGCGAAGACAGTCGCGGTGGTGGTGCGTAGCATTGGTGGGCCTCCTGTTGGGGGTGGGCCGTCCGGCGGGGTTGGTTTCTCAGGCCTATCGCCCCGCCGGGCGGTGTCTCAAGTTGATGAACGCGAGTCTAACCGCGTTTGACCACGTGCACAAGTGTTTCTTTGAGATACACTCCTAGATGTGACAATCATCGACCGCATGATCGCCAACCGGCAGAAACGCGCAGCGACTATCGCCGAGCTTGATGCCGAACTGGCTGCCCTCGTCTACGAGGCGATGACTGTCCACGGCATCACGTGGCATGACATTGGCCGCGCCCTGAAGATTTCCAAGCAGCGTGTGTATCAACTCCGCGCTGCTGGTGACCCGAACCGTTAGCGGGGTTATTCCCACTCGACCAGGACGTAGCCGTCACCGCCGCTACCTGCGTTTGATCCGCCCGTGTTTATGGCTCCGTCGGTCCCCCCGCCGCCGTTCCCCGCGGGGCCGGAGCTGGTTCCGTTGCTGCCGCCGCTGATGCTGTTGTCGTTGGACAGGACGCCTCCAGCCCCCCGACCGCCAGCGCCCGCACCGTTTGAACGGCTCTCCCCGCTAGTTGGGTTACTACCGCCGTTGCCGCCTTTGCCACCTGTATAGCCTGTTGCGGATATGCCGGAGATGCTGGTTGTACCGCCGGCCCCGCCGCTTCCGCTGGACGACGAGTTAGTGCCCCTCGCGCCTGCTGCCCCTCCGCTAGCCGTCAGGGAAACGCTGCCGGACGAGAACACAGTCGAGCCGCCGGCGGTGCCGTTATTGCCGTTGGACGATCCCGCCGCCCGCGCTCCACCGGCGCCACCGAGGCCCCGGACGAGGGTATACGTCGAGCCGAGCGACGCGCGTGGAATCCAGACGCGGCCGATGTAGCCACCGCCGCCCCCGCCGCCGCCGCCGTAGCGGTAGCCGGAGTTGGATCTGCGGCCGGAGCCGCCGCCGCCGCCCGCACCGCCAAGGGTGACCCAGCAACCGGATGCGCCCTCGGGTACCGGCTCGTCGATCAGATCCTCGTAGCCGGGGTCTTCGCTGGAGATGCTGAACGGTTCAAACGACGGCCACACCTTGTCAAAGCTGGTCCCGTTCCACGTGTACAGCTCAGGGTTGACGAACGCCGACCCGTTCCACACCTTGAACGCGGTGGGGTCAACGAACGCCGTGCCGTTCCAAACTTTCACGGAACCACCACGTACAACACACCCGCCGTGCCGGTACCAGGAAGGGTGGTGCCCATCCACATCCCGGACGCGCTGCCGGATTTCTGCACCGACGAATCCGCTTTACCCAGTGAGGTTTGCACATCCGAAGCCAGCTTCGATTTCGCAATCGCCGCGCCGGTATTGATCTTCGCGTTGGTGATCGCACCGTCCTGAATCTTGGCCAGGGTCACCGAGTTGTCCAAGGGTGTCCGCTGGTCCGACAGGCGCGAATCATTACCAACACACACCGTGGAACCACTACTACCCACGGGGATGCGATTAATGCTCAGCGTGCCCGACACCACATCGGAAGCATCCACCTGAACATCCAACTCGTTGGTCGCGTAGTAGTCCACGATCTCGTGGATCTTGTTGTCCAACTCCGGCTGCAAAGCCTCCAGGGCTGCATCGTTATCCGCCGCGCCAGCAATAGCCGCGCCAGTAGAGGTGACATCGGTAACATCGGCCAAAACGTGGTCGTGGGCGAGGTCGGCCTTATCGTCCAGCCCCTCATGCGCCCCTTCGATACCGTCCTCGATGTGGTTGAGACGGTCCGCCGACAACGGGGTGTTCGTCGAGGGAACGTTCTCCCACGACTGCTTCGAATAAGCCATACCAAACCCCCTCCTAGGGTTGCGCCCGCAAACCCCTCGGCACCAGGCACGAATAACCGTCACCCGGAAGCACCGCGAGGGCGGTGTTGATCATTTCGGTGATCGCCGAAGACCGATCCAACACGGTCGCCGGGGGCTGCCCCTCGGCGGTGACCTCCCACCCGCCGACCACGCGGGCGGCCTGCACAATCAGCGTGCCGTCACGGTCAAACAAGCCCATCATGTCGTTGCCGAATGCGACGATCTGATGATCAGTTTTGATGTTCAAAACAGTTCCCCTATCCAGGATTTCAGGCGACTATGCGGGGCGTCACGGAGATGCTCGCCCCCGTACCGGACACCTCCACGTCACCGTCGTCGAAAGCTTCCGAACCGACGAACGTGCCCGACGAGCTGGCCGACCAGATGCCGCCCTCCACGTAGGTGCCTGCCGCCACGGAGATTTCAACCTCGTCGCCGGTGTTGGTGCCCGTGGAGCCTGATGTCCACGACGTTTGTTCACGCGCATAGCCACCACCCGTGGCTTCGTTCGCCCCGGTGGTGCCAGCAGCTCCGGTATGCACACTGATCCAGTTACCGAGACCGGCGATGGCGTCCGATGCCGCCTTGTGGGTTGCATTGGGAATACCCATTGGAATCCTCCTCCTAGAGATCTATAAACACAGCCGCCCACGGGTTGTTCGTGGACGCTGACACTGAGCCCGACGTTGAGACGGTGTTGATGGCCAAGATGCCGCCGGTCTGCTTAACGTTGTATCGATTTGTGACACCGGTGAATCCAGAGAATGTTGTCGTCGGGCCGCCGGCGTTGCCGCCAGAGAAAACCTGCAACCCAACCGGGGCGGAAAGTGTGACTGACTGCGATGCGACAGACCCCGAACCCGTATTAATACTTGCAGATACGGACGGTCTCACGTCGGTGAAAGAGACTGCGTTGGCGATCATCCAGCCACTTCCAGACCCAACGGACACGGTTTTCGCCGATCCGCTGCCAGCCCCAGCCAACCTGTACACCGAAACCCCGCCATTTCCAGCACTGTTGTTGTGTGCAGCAGAGGTCACCAAGTTCATCGCAACCCCACCGTAGGACACGGCTCCCGTGAAGGCCCCTGATCGGTCTTGGCAGATAACAACAAATACGTCCGCACCCGCTGCTGCCGTGAAGGAAAAGGCGGAGACGCTACCGAACCCGCCGGCCCCTGTGCCGATGGCGTCGTATTGGGCCATCACGCCGTTGTTGCCCTCGCCGCCCATGCCGATGGCGAGTGTGAGTTCAAGGCCAAACTCGCGGTAATACCGCTCCGCGCCGGACATCCCAACCTGTGGGAACAGTTCGAGCCCGAAGCCCTTCGCGAACCCGAGTGCGGTACCCATGCCGACCTGCGGGTCCAGTTCGATACCGAACGACCGCGCAAACTTCGGCGCGGCCTCGAACCCCAAGCTTGGCGTGAACGACAACCCGAATCCGGGAGACTGCGCGCGTGGCGTCGGGAACAGCGACACCGACGGATACAAATCCTCCGACGGAAACACCGGCTCGAACGCCGCAGGCCCGCGCATCGCGATATACGGCGTGAGAACCAGACCGAACGAAGCCTTACTGTGGCTGGCCGCCCCCATCCCCAGCGAAATCGGCACCGACAGCCCGAAGCCCACGCGATTGTGGGCCACGGCGGCCATGCCCACCTCGGGAGTGAGGGTCACGCCGAACTCCAGCTTCGGCCCGCCGTAGTGGAATCCCACCTCGGGGGTGAGGGTGACGCCGAACGAGACGTGGGACTCAGCCCACCAGCCAACAGCCACGCTCATCCCCCAATCTGCAGATTCACCGCCATGCCCGACCACTTATTCGCCTTGGTCGAAGTTGCGTTAACCGTCCCCGTCTTGGTTGTGGTGTTCACGCACAACAACGGGTTGGTGCCCTCCTGCTTGGCGCGCAACCGGGCGCCCACGATCTGTTCAAGGTCATACGACGGGCCGCCACCCGCGCCCGCGCCGAACACCTGCAGTACCACACTTCCGCTATCCACCGTCACTGCCTGCGAATGCGCAGTGCCACTGCCATACGCGTAACTCGGTTCACCCACCGACGCCACATTCTTAAACGAGATGCCATAGGCGCTAACCCAACCCGGACCGGTCACCTTCAACGTGCGTGCCGCACCAGTTCCGGGGTTGTCCATGCGGAAAATAGCCAGGCCCCCATTCGCCGGATCGCCATTGTGCGAAACGGACCCGAGAAGTACACCGCCGGCGCCGCCATACGTGACCGACGGTGCTGAGCCCGCGCGGTCCCAAGCCACCACCGCGAACACCGTCGAACCCTCAGAGGCTTTGAATTGCAGCGACTTACTGCCAAAGCCCGCCAACGGAGCCGACACAACATCAAACCCAAGATCCACCGGGGCAGGCGGAACCGGCCAATTCTGATCATTCGTGATCGTCCCCGGATACAGATACTCCGCCACCCGCACCCAAATGCGGGTATAGCCCGCGGCCGGGGGGTTGGAGGTATTCGAGTTCTCGTGCAGCGTGAATGTCGCACCCGAGTCCCGCTCAAAGAAGAGCGTGGACGACCAGCCACCCGAGAACAAACCGGGATGGCCGAACCATGTACCGAACGACTCTATCCCGTACCCGTAGTAGTACTCGGAGGGAATGTAGAAACCGTTCGCGTACTGGTCCCACCCTGTGGAGTGCTTCCAGAATGTTGACAGCCACGCCTCATACGACTCCGGTGACAGGCCCATGGCGTTGTCCCGCAACGCTTCCGCGAACTTGGTGTAGTCGTTGATGTTCGTCGCCAACGCGCCGGCAGCGTCGAGGAAGTTCGGGTTGAACGTGTCAGCGATCGACGCTGGCGGTGGAACTGGACCGATCGGCGGCCAGGACGTTTCAGTCAACCCCAACGGGTCGATGATGTCTTCTTTGAAAATCTGCTTGATCGGCCGGTGTTCCGGGTCAACGATCTCCAGCACCATGCCGATCAGTGCGAAATTCGAGTTCGTATACAGATAATCGGTGCCGGGATAGAAATTTGACGGCCCCTTCATCGTTGACAGGAAGTCCTTCGCGCCCGTCCACGGCCACGTAGGGAACAGCGTGACCCAGAGCGCGTTGATACCCGCCGTATACTCCGCGATCCCAGACCGCATGGACAGCATGTGCCCCATCGTGATCGCCGTGCCGTTCGGGATGCCCGGAACGTACTGCTCCAGAGTGTCATCCAGCGTGATCAACCCCTTGTCGACGGCCTGGAAAAACGCAATCGCGGTGAACATCTTCGTGGAGCTGCCCATGCGGAAATGGTCATCCAACGTCAACGGGCGAACCGTGCCGCCCACGGTGGTGCCATACGCCTTCGCGTAATTGCCGCGCGGACCGGTGATCTGCAACATCACTCCCGGCTGGCCGGTCTCCGCGCGGGACTCCTCCACAATCAAATCCACCATCGCCTGGTCCTCCGGCGACAACAAATCACCCGCAGTGTGCGCTGGAGTGGTGAACTCGTACGTATCCGACGGGTCCGACAACCAGCCAGCGTTGTCCACCGTCTTCACATAAAACTCGTAGGTGGTGTTCGACTTCAAACCGTTCGTCCCATACGGCGGCAGCACCGGGTCGGGATTCAACTGAACAAAATCACCAGGGGCGTCTTTCTCTTTCGCGTAAACGAAATAGCCTTTGATTGTCATACGTCTGTTGCTCCAGACCACGTGATCGTGAGAGTGCTGAAAGTTGAATCGACCAGCTCCACCAACGTTGGAGGCGTCGGGGGCGTCAGATCCGGGTCAGGATCAGGCAAAGCATCGGGCCGGAAGAACAGCCAGCCACCACCAGGGCCACCATTGCCGCCGGACTGGAACGACGCCAACGCGCCCTTACCACCGTTACCGGCACCACCAGGCGGAGTGCCGTGTCCACCCATGACCTTCTGATCGCCGCCGCCCACATAGTCCTGCCCATTGAACGTGAACGTCCCCGGACCACGCCCAACAGGTTTCGACAGGAACCCCTCAGCGGTACCTGCCGCGCCGCCCTCGGCGACAATGGAATACGTGTCACCCCCCGGTGTGGAGATAGACAACGTGGTGTTCCCACCGGCGGCGCCGTCACCAGGACCGCCAATACCGCCAGCGCCCGGGTCGAGGGTGATGATGGCGTTGTCGCCGAAATGTTCACCCCGCACCCATGTGGTGGCGTTGAACTTCCCGGGCTGGCCGGCCTGGCCGTTGATGCCCAAGGCCCAGCCTTGTGCACCACCACCACCGGCGCCGACTGCCACTGGGTCGATGTAGTTCACCCAGTTCGGAACCGGGAACGCCGTGGCCGCGGTGCCCAGATAGATTTTCAACGGATCGTGATGGTCCCCACCAGAGCCTGTGTCCACGGCGATGCTCACCCACGGCACATCGCCCGAGCGGGTCACCGACGCCTTCGCAATCGACGACGGCGGGCTATTCGGCGACGTGTTGTTTCTGGTGGCCGCCAGCGACACGATCTGCGACGTCGGATGATTCGGCAAATTCGCTACGCGGCCACGCACATAATGCGTACCGCCCACGGGGACAAGCTCATAGGCGTACGCCTCGGACGCCACCACAGGGATCGGGTCATCCAGCTCGTAGGAGATGAACTCCCCGGGCGCGGCCGTGCCGCCCAAAAGCCCCACGATGTTCGGGGAATGGTGCACCAGCGTCCAGTTACCCGACGTCAAGTCGACCTTCCAGATGTTGACGTAGAACTCGGTGATCCCTGAAAGGCCGTAGCCGATCCACGACACCACGCCCAGCGGCATCGACTCTTCGATCAGGTCAACGCCGATGAGCGAGTTGCTCTGCGTAGCTTCAAGCCACGTCGTGACGTTCGACAGCGGGAAGTTGGACCGCTCCGACGGCAACAAACCACTATCGACGGGCTTGTTGGTCCTGATGCCGAGGATGTCCCACGAGAACAACCCCAAGCTGGCGCGCGAGGCGATCTCCTGCAACACGTTGAACAGGTCGGCGATGCCCGCACCAATACCCGGAAGGCCTACCAGGCCGCCGACGATGCTGTTGACGATGTTCTCGATGGTTTCCCGCAGGTTCTCCGGGCCGAGCATGCCCGCGATTGACTCCGGGGAGATGTTGCGCAAAGCGTCGAACAAATCCTCCAGCGTGTTCTCAACGGTCTGCACGCCGCCGCGGATCGCCGACACCACCGTGTCAATCGTCAACTGCACCCGCGCCAACAAGGTTTGCAGAATCTCCGGAAGACCCTCGACCCACGACTGCTGAATAACGCCGGTCTGCTTGACCTCGGCGTCATCCCACCAGAACGTGCCCGCAGCGGCGTCTTCGGTCACCACGAACCGGGTTTGCACACCAGTCACCCCAGCGGGCACCCGATACTCCCCCGACAGCTCCTTACCGGGCCACGCCAAGTTCGCGTCCTGGGGGGCGTACGCGTTCAAATCCACAGGGGCCTGTGCAACGCCGTCGATGTACGGCACCAGCTGCAACCGGATCGGCGCGCCCGTACCCACATAATCGTCGTGAGACACGAACACCCGGGCAGTGATTGTCTGCCCTTCGCTCACCGCGAAGAAATCACCAACATTCTGCCCCGACCGCAGTGCCTTCAACGTGCCGTCGGCAATAACTTTCGCCGCGCCCGTACCATCACCGCTGCGAGAATGCGACGGGTCCACAACCCAATCCGCGTTCTCGCCCACCGACCCCTCAGGGAACTTCGGGGCAGGCAGAATGTTCGGCGTCTGATTCGAGATGCCACCGATAGGCAGGATCGTCAACAGACTGGGCAGCAGGTTCCGCAGCGGCGCAAGGATGATGTTCACCAACTGCGCCGCAGCCTGAATCGGGTTGAAGCTTGGGCTGTTGAAGTCGATCGACTGGAAGAAGTTGCGGATGTTGCCGAAAAACTGGGTCAGTTCCTCAATTCCGCCACCCACAAGGCCGGTGATCGCCTCGATGATGTCCCCGAGGATGGGGATGTTCAAAGCCCAGTCGCGCAGCTGGTCGAACGACGCTTCACCAGGGATGAACACCCCAGCGACCGCGCGCACCACCCACGCCAAAAACTGCTCGATGAACTGCTCACCAATCTCAAGCAGCTGCTGAACAGTGAACGGACGCTGCCACTGCAACGCCGACTGTTCCGGGTGAATACCCGGCTCAGACGGCACCGCATGCGCCCACTCCGGCAACGGATCAAACGATGACGTCATGACAGCGGCCAAACCTCAACCGAAAACATCGACGTAGAAGCAGAAGTCGTGTACGTCACCGACCCCGCCTGACGTTCACACCGGAAATAGATCGTCGCCGGTGTACCGGCCGCCACACGGTCAAACCCATCCGATGAACCAGCCGCAGGTCCCGCCACCAAAATCAGCCGCTCCGATTGCGCCACACCGGGGCACCGGCCGATCACGTTGCCGCCAGTCTCACCGTTCAACCGGGCCACCAAATCAACCCGAACATCCGCACCCTCACCGGTGACCACCGTGTACCCCTGCACACGCGGCCGCCAATCAAAAGGCTGCGCCGGGATCGACACCTGAGCCAAAGTCGAGTTCGCATTGCCCGAGGCGGTGTTATTGATCGACGCCGGAACATACCGATCCCCAACACGTTGCGCCGCCAACACGAACCCGTCAGCGGTCGAGTTCACCACCGGCACCTGCCCCGCAACTGGGGACGGGTCCACATCCGTTGGGTCCCACACCGACTCACCATCCGCGCCTTTAGCTCCCGCGTGCAGGGCGAGGTTCAACCGGTACACGCCAGGCGTGGAAGTGGACGGCGGTGTGATCTCGGTGAACGACGCTTCCGCCGGGGTTGGGTCGTCCGGGTCCAGCTCCGTCAGGTTCACTGTCGTATCGAACGTGGCCGGCACACCCGGGTCGCCCTTCTCGATCGCGGGCACACCAACACCGATACCGCCCTGCGGACGCAACTGGAGGATCGCCGCGCCAGCAGTCGGATCGACAGGAATCTCCACGATCCCCTCAAACAAATAGTGAGTCCCAGCGGGGTTCAAAGGCCACGACATAAGGGCACGCTCCATTCACATTGGGCGAGTTACAGAAAGAAAGGACGACCGCTGCTTATCCCTGAGGTGACAGCGTGAGGACCGACAACGTTTCAAAAATCCCCGTGATGAACCGCTGATGCTTCGCCAACGGGGCCTCCGACTTGCGTCCATCCCCCATTTGCAGGAGAACCTTCCGCTCATCCTGGGTAACCCGCCACATCACATTCTCGATGTAGTCAGTCACCATTCGGGTACGTGACATGAACACCAGCGACATCAGGCCGCCGCGAAAAACGTCCCGACCCAACGCATACTGGGCACCGTTGCGGAACTGCACCGTCGCCGTCGTCTTGCCCTGCGAATCAAACAAGGCGTTGATGAATGCGAACACCGTTTCGATGTTGTACGGCGCTGAGGCTGTCGGATAGAACCGCTCGATCGCCGGATGGTACGGGCCAACTTCGTCACGGCGGTCGTAATGCTGAATCAACTGGAACGCCAGGAAGCTGTTGTTCAGGAACCCCGACAGCAGATCGGACGGTATGCCGGTGAATCCAACAACGATCATCAGCGAGTCGATCAGCCATGCGAAGGTGGCATTCATCAAGTCGTTCAACCACTTTGGGCTACGGCCACCAATAATGTGCTGCCAACCCTCAGGTGTGTGGTCAGTGATCGTGCACGCATCGATACCGGTGTCCTCACCCGGCTCGGGGGCCACGAAATAGGCGTATGGCTGCTCGAAATCCACACCCAACGCGGGCGCATAAAACACGCCGTCCATGCCGGGAACCTGCTTGATGACAGGTTTGAAGATGTCCCCCAGCGACCCGCCAAGGTCAATCGTGGTGCGCAGCACCGAATCGAGCACGGTTTTCGTCGGACCAGTGATCTGCGACCGGTCCACTGTGGAAAACACGTAGGTAGGCTGATCCAGGTTCGCCCACCTGTCAGGCTGCGGATCACCTGGAAGCCACAAATCCATGCGGGTATCCACACCGTACGACTGGGTAACGTCCTTGATGACGGCCTGAACGGTTTCCATCCGCACTGTGCGAGCCACCATCGGCGACGTGTCCAGCAGTGGATTGGTGCGTGACACATACACCGGGGTTCGCAGCATGCGGGTGAACGCCTGGACCGACAGCCCGTCACGCGACAGTGCTTGCAGAACGGTGCCGAACCATGCCCGGATATCCGGGTTTAACGACAGGCCGTTGTTGATGAACTCCAGCCACCCGGACTGCAACCGCAGAGCGCATTCTGCGACCATGTTCTCCACGACGGTTTGCAGCGCCCACACGAAGATCGCGTGCGAGAACGGCTGTGCCTGAATCGGCAGCCACCACGACGGCCAAATCACGTAGTAATTGAGGATGTCGCGGATACCGCGCAGTTCAGCGGTGCCGGTCCATGCGCTGTCGCGGTACTCGTAGGTGTGGTTCTTCGTGTAGAACGCATACCGCAAACCGGCTGTCTCGACGATGACACCGACCATCGTCTTTTTGCAGTCCATGAACAAAGGGATGAGAGGGCTGTTCCCTTTGAGGACGATCCGGCCGGTTTCAACATCGTTGCGCGGGTCAGCACCCGACGCCTCGATCAGGTCGCCACCGACAGCGCCCATCGGCTGCCAAAACTTGTCGCACACCGTGAACCGGAACGACGTGTCTACCTTCGATTTGCGTTCTGTCAACGCCCGCGCGGTTCGTGCGATCCTGTTGGGGTCGCCGGACTGGAGGGCGGATTGCCATGCGGCTGTTTCGCGTTCAAACTTCGACAACTGTCATCCCCTCCTTTCCTGGTTCACAGGCGCCACAAATTCACCCCTCACCGAGGTATCGGCCGGGGCTTGCCACTACAGGGGCTACATCGGGTAGCGGCGCAACGGAGTCCCCGAAAGAATCACCTTCGAGTCAGCGTTGCCACCAACAATTTCTGTCTTCACAAAGAACTGCTGCGCCGGTTCGCCAGGTGACTTCGCGGGGATCGCCGCGTTCTCACTGAACCGGCCCGACAGGTACTTATAGAAATTGCCCTGCGGGGGAACAATCCCGAACAGCGACCCAATCTGGTCGGTGAATGCGTTCCGTTCCGAGAAAAACGACAACAACGACTTCACCGCCTGCTGGAAAATGTTCAACTCCTGCGGCGACGGCGGCACCGACGTCAAATCCTGCACCAACGTCGTCTGTGAGCGCGGGTCGGTACGTAGGAACACAATCTGATTCGGCAGCAGCGGACCGAACTCCACATACTCATCCGCACCCGGGCCGTCGTACAACCGGAACGTGCCCGGACCGAACAGAGTGGCATCCCAATACATCGGCTGGTCACCAACATTGACCATCGGCACAAAACCTGATTGGGTGACGTTCGCGTTGTCGCCGGCGGATATCTTCCGCACCGGGGCTGGTGTTGCCTGGGTGATCAACGCGCCACCGGCCTGCATACCGAACCCGATGCCCCGATAATCCGGCCCGAGTTCACTACCGGTGCCGGTTTCCTTGTGCGACAAGATCGGCAACCCATTGCGCAGCACCTTGAACGTGCGGGGATTACCCTCATAACCCGCGACCAGGGTGAACTTTTCCCCGATCAGCGGGGCCACCAGCAGCGGCCGTTGGAACATCACTGTCTGCGAGAAGTTGTTGAACCTCGACAGTTTGATCCAGTTGCCCTGCACACGCATGCGGACACCGTTACCGTCCCAGTCGCCGTTGCTGTCGCGGCCCATGCGCGCCCACAGGTCATTCGCCCCACTATCAGGGACACTCCACTCCTGAAACCCACCAAGCACCATCGACACAACCTGGTTGTCGGTGTCAGTGTCGAAGTCCTTGTACGGGCCGCACACCACTTCTCGGGTTTCGGTGGTCAGAGGATCATCCGGATCGTCCCGCCACCTCGCCTGGTCACCATTGGCGTAGATGTATCCGCCGCCGTCACCCTCGTAGTACAGCGGCCAATCCGCGCCGAGGTCCTGACTGCTCGTGGTGTCGTAGTTGAACGTGTCGGTCATCGACTCGTAGTCGAACTGGAAACTCGCCGTGTAGTCGTACGTCCGCCAGAACCCCGAATCGGCCCGCAAACGAAGACTTTCACGCTGCCGCTTCCCGATCTCCAGCGGTGCCTGCGGCGCGCCTTGGAACCACCTGACCGGTGCCCACCAATGACCCATGTCGTGGGTGAGGAAGTTCAGGGTGGATTCCTGTTTGGCGTCGATCGACGCGATCAGATCCCGGTAGACGCGGCGCGTCCACTTCGGCGACCGGCCACGGCACTCCACACCCATCTCAACTTCGATCGGGTCGTAGAGGGCATCAATGTTGGTGATGCCGTCTTCGGTAGCACCCTTTTGGTCGATGTGTTTCCACGGCGGGACCAGACCCTTAAGGGACGTGAGATGCACCATCTCGGGTGCTGTGACCCGCTCGGGGACCGCTAGCCCTCCCATCATGTGGAAGGTGATCGACTTGTCGTAGGCGTCGAGCCACATCATGGGTTTCTCACCCTTGGCAAGGTGGTACCAGCCGTGCGGGGTTACATCCGTTGCGGGGTAATGCTTCTTAGCCATTTACCCTCCCGGCATGACGTACTGGTTTTGCAGGTGATAGGCGATGTCGCGGCCGGTGCCGTCTTCGGTGGCACGCTGGTTGTTGACCGTGATGTTGGTGTCGCCCTGGTTGACTTGGGTTTGGCCCTGGCCTGTGGCTTGCGGGTCGATGTCCTTGCGCTGCTGGGACGCCTGACCGGCAAGGTTCGGCAACGCCGGGGCCGCACCCGCCAAACCACCCGCAATGCGGGTGATCCAGTTGTTGTTCGCCAAATCCGATCCACCCGTGGGCAGAAACGTTTCCATCAACCCTTGGGCGCCGATCGCGGCGACCTGGCCGCCGTACTCGATGGCACGGTTGATCAGCTTCACCCCGGTCTGAGCGGCCTGACCCGCGCCGGGTGCCATCGCGTCCAACGCCATCCCGCCGGCCTGCACCGCCATTCCGAGCGCGCCGCCACCGTCCATGCCGATCCCACCGGAACCGGACCCGGCGTACGGTTCAACACCGCCGTAGCGGGTTGAGGCGAACGGCGCCGCCTGCGGGGCGCCAGCGCCCATAAACGGCAGCGCGCCGCCGCCGCCGAACGCGGGCGGTCGCGAGTTGACCGTGATGCCATAGGGCGCCGTCGAGCCGTTGGTGATCACCTCCCACGCGCCGAGCCCCTGCGGCGGTGTGCCGTTGTAGCCGTAGAACGCCGTACGGTCGGCGACCGCCATCTGCTGCTCGCGCGTGGCGAGGTGCGGCATCGGCGCGAATTCCTGCCCGCCGTACGCATTCCACGTTGACGGCGAGAACTGAAGCCCGCCGTAGTGCCCGTTTCGCCCGGTGTCGGCGTTGGCCCAGTTGCCGCCCGATTCCTTGGCGGCGACCGCATCCCAGTTGAACCCGCTGAGTAGCGTGTTGCCGTTGACAACGTTGACCGGCACCGGCCCGCTGCCCGAGCCACCGGACAACTGACCGTCGGCGGCGATATGCACGTGATCGTCGTGACGCCCAGCCTGCCCGAGCGTGTAGAAGTCGCCGAACTTGCCGACGCCCTTTCCGTTTTTGATGTTCGAGGCGAACCCCGGCGAATCGTGAATGAGTTCGAGCAGGCTGCTGCCGTAGTTGGCGGCCATGTAGTCGGCGAACGCGCGCATCGCCTGCGGGCTACCGGAGTAGTCACCAGCAAGTCCCTTGCCATGGTATCCGTCATCACCGGGGCGAGTTCCCGACGACTTGGTCAGGCCGAACTGGGCTGCTATCTGGTCGATCTGACTGATGCTCAGCGGTGTACCGGCACCCATCTGCCCGCCGAACGCGTACGGACCGGTCGCACCGGCCGACGGGTAAGAACCCCGGTCGTACTGGTTGTTCTGGTACTGCGGGCCGAACACTCCCTGCGCCCCAAGGACACCCATCAACCCGTGCCCGCCCTGGGTCGGGTTATAGGCCGAAATGGCCTGCAACTGCCCCAACAACGGCGCGGCGGCAAGGTTCGCCACGAACTTCGTGATGTTCTCCGCAATCCCCGCCAAACCCTTCGAGATACCGAAATCCTGATCAAGCTTGGCGCCGATCTGCCCCAAATCCTTGGCATGCTGATCGGTTTGCTTCGTCAACTTCTCGTACTGATTCGCCCGCGCATCCGACATGCGCATCTCGGCGGCCTGAAGGTCACGTTCCGCCTCGATCACATCGTTACGGGCCTTGAGCCGGTCCTCTTCGGTCGCCTCGGTGGACTGCTCCAACTGGGCCGCGCGGGCACGCTTCTCCGCCAGTTTGTGGCGGGCATCCAGATACGACGATTCAGCGGAGAACACGGCAGCGTCCTGCGGCATGCCAGGAATCCCCGGCGGCAACGTCGTGTCATACGGCACCACCGGTGCATCCGGCAACTTCGGGCCAGACGACGACGACCCGCCGGCACTACCCGCAGCGCCCGGAAACAAATCAGCCAACGGACCATCAGGACCCGCATCAGCAGCAGCACCACCACCACCACCACGGCGCCCGCGTCGGTCCTCCACGGAAACATCCAATGGAACCTGACCGGGAAGGTTACCGAACGGGGACGCTGGACCGTTCGAGTTCGTACCCACAAGCCCTGGAATCGGGATACCACCAACCGTTGGCGTGCCAGGCCCAGGCCCGCCGCCGAGCTGCGGCAACGGCGACGGTTGCGGATCAACCCCCGTGCCGCCCTGAATGTTGCGGTCCCACCACTCACGGGCACTGCGACCCAACTGATCCGGCGTGTTCGAATGATTCCAATTCTCCGCACCTGGAATCGCGTCCTGAATGGCCTGCTCAATCTCAGGTCCGTTCTGCGCGACCAGGAACGCCAACCACGCCGGGACCGCCACCCGCGACAACGCAGCAGAAATTCCCTTAGCCGACTTATCGGCAGTCGCGGGAAGCCCCGCCAGGGTAGTGCTCACTGTTGAAAGGGATTGCGTCAACGCGGTAACACCAGCTATAGCCTTCCACGCCATAAACGCGGTCACTACATCACCAACGCTGATGCCTATCCGGTCCAGCATTTCGACCACACTCGACAGCGCATCCCACAGATCCTGCGCAGTCTCAACCGCACCCTCGAACGCATCCTTGATGTCGTCCTTGTGGGCAACGATCCACGCGTTCAAGTCATTCAGCTTGTCGGTCACGTTGTTGATCGACTTCGCAAGCGCCCCGGGACCCTCAGTAGTGTCCAGCGGGTCACCGAACAAAGCCGAAATGAAGTTCGCACCAACACGACCCACAGCGGCGTTCATGTTCGACAAGGCACCGTCAACGGTGTCGGCCAGCTTCTTCGACATGCCACCGAACTGGCCCTCAATCGCCTGCACAAGCATGCCGAACGAAATCGTGCCGTCCTGCGACATCTTCTGAATCTCGGCGCTCGTCAGGCCGAACTCTTTCTGCAACGCCGCCTGAACATTGATGCCACGCTCATTGAGCTGCAACATCTCCTCGGCCTGCAGCTTGCCCTTGTTGAACACCTGGTTGAAGATGACGGCCAGGTCGCCGAACTTCTGCCCTGACGCCCCCGCCGCGTCCGCGATCGCCGTCAACGCCGCCTGCAACGGGCGGCCCTGCTTCACCCCACCAGCAAGGAACTGAGTAGCCGCTTTCGCCGCCTCGTCCAACGCAATCGGAGTGCCAACGACGACCTCGTTGATATCCGACATGATCGTCTTGACCTGCTCGGCGCTGTTCCCCATCGCGGAAAGACGGTGCGACGTCGCATCAAGAGACTTGTACCTGTCGAAACCCTTGAACAGGGCAACACCGGCTGCTCCGATGATGCCTGTCGCGGCCGCGGTGAACGCGGTGCCCAACGCGCGGCCAGCCAACGCGCCAGCCTTCGACGCAGCACCCTCATACCCCGACAGGGCAGACGAAAACCGTCCCGCCACAGGCAACGACGACGCCAAAGACGAACCAAACGACGACCCAAACCCCCGGCCCGCCGACACACCATGCGACGAAAAACCATCCACAATGCGAGAACCCGCAGCCTTCGTCGCACGATCAACCTCACGCGACAACTGCTCACCAGCGTTACGGCCCGCAGCAGCAGCTTCCTTGGTGACGTTCTCGCCGATCGCGCGGCCAGCAGCCGAACCGCCACGCGCCCCAGCCGCCTCCATCTCACGCTCAATGTTCTTCGCCGCCACCGCAGCAGCACGCTCATCAAGACGAGAAATAATGTCCACATAGATCGGCATCAGACACTCACCTCCCGTCACCAGCCGAACAGATCGGCCTCAACCTCACGCTGCAACTCGTGCGCCTCAACCGACGCTCTCGCTTTCTCCAACCGATCAACCGGATCCTCAAAAGCGAACGGCTCATACGCCGCTTTACGGCTTCTCGATGCATGGAATGACGCCCTGAACCGGGCGATCTCGTTGTACGTTTCCGCCGCAATCAACTCCGACTCAGACCAGCGGCCCCCGCGAACAGCCCGCGCCACCGCGCCATTGACCGGCGCGAAATCCACATACAACTCCCGAACGCGTTCTTCAGCGTTGTCCACGAACCGCACCCCGAACAGGTCCAGCAACTCCAAACTGGACAACCTGCCCTGATGCCAATCGGCGACGCTCAGCCCGAAAAACCGCCGCAGATCACTCGCTATCTGTCTCGGGTACAGTCTCCAGAACCACTGAGCTTCCATCACTTTTCGAGTCGGACTCAGCTCGTTCCGCGATCGTGAAGCCCTGCTCGGTCCACGCCCGCCACACATCCCGGGCACCAGCAGGACGACCGTTGATCTGCTTCGACCGCAACACCTCGTAGGAGTCCATGCCCAACACGACCTGAACGATCCGCACCTCACGCGGCGGCGACACACGCTTACCGTCCTTGAAATACGGCGGCCCCTTGACCGCGCCGGGACGGGTCTCCGCCGGCAGGACCATCTCGTTGCCGTCGCGGTCCTTCACGGTCTGCTCAGGGATGTACAGGTCAGGCTCCCGGTCATAGGTTTCGATCTCTTCGAGGTACGCCTCGTACGCTTCCAGCGCATCGTCGTCGAGCATCCGAAGGTTCGGGTGCGGGGGGATCGTCATGGTGCTGCCGTCATCGAAGCGCAGAACACGATCGGCGAACGGCGAATCGAACTCGGTGGCCTGTTCACGCGCGGCGGCACCATTGTTCTCGGGTTTCTTCACAGACATCAGGGGCTTCCTTCAAAAAGGGGTTGATACAGGGGCGGTGGGCTGGCTTTGTGTGGTGCCTGCCGGGTGGGTGCCAGCCCCAAACCAACCCACCCGGCAGGACGACTTACCGGCTAGCTGCCGTCCGAATACTGCGCAGCCCAACCCGGGCCGCCCATCCACACATAGAAGTAGCCGGGAACCAGAGCGATCGTCCCCGCCGGGTCGGGCCGCATGAAGTACTCATTCGGCAACACCTTGTACGTCAGGTCAGCCGCGTCCGGGTCGGTCTTGGAACGCTGCTTCGACGCCTGGTCGTCCAGCTTCACCGCCGGGTAACCCTCAGCGCGGTAAATGAACCCGCCCGAGGTGCGGCGCGCGTACAGCAGCAGCAGCTGGTACTCCGCCGAATCCGCGTCCAGCAGCGGACCCTCACCGTAGTCAGGGGTACCCGGAAGAGCCACCAGCGGATTACCGGCGTTGTCACACAACGGCAACTCCGACTCCAGCCGGTGAATCAGAGGATCAGCCGTACCGAGCGCCACGAACCGCACCGAGTACGACTTTTCCGTCACCTCAGAATCGACCGGGAACTTCGACTGCAACACCATCAGATCGTCAGAGGTGACGTCCGGTTCACGTTCCGCGCCACCATCCTCGGGGTTGCAGCCGATGTGCCACCAGCCCTCATTCGGATCGGTGTTGTACTCGTACTTGCCGTTCACCTTCCGGCGGATGAACAGGTCGTCGCGAAGCTTCCCGTCCTGCGCAAACGGCGACCACTTCACCGTCACGCAATCATCCTCGAACGGCGACATGTCCGTCGCGGCACCGCGGTTGTCGCGGATGAAAACCGCCTGCAGGCCGCCACGCTCGATGAACGGCTTGTGAATGTCAGTGAATCCGCCGGCGCTCCAGTCGGTGCCGGTCAATGGCTGCGTCATAGGGACGCTCCTCTCATTTGGATAAGGGACCGGATTGCGAAAATTTCCGGCGAACAAAAAGGGACCCGGCACTATCCGCCAGGCCCCTTGTCAGGGCTGAAACCTTCAACTAGATGTACTGAACACCGATCTCGTAGCGGCCCACATGCCGCACCAAGTGGCCGTCGTCGTCATACTCGACAAGGACCGGTTTCATCAGCACACGCGCATAGTCGATACGCGCAACAACACCACCGCCGACCGGTATCTCCGTCAGCGGGTTAACGACGAGCTCCAGCATTCGTTGGTGCGTCAACTCGGCCTCATTCTCGGCGGCCTCATCAGACGCCGCGAACGTATGCACCGACACGACAGCCACATCGCTGCCTTCCTCGGGAACATCACGCCCATCGACACGACGCACCACACGGTGCGGCAACGGATCACCCGACAAACGGCGAGTGGAAACCTTCCCCAAAGGGGACAGCCACGCCACCAGTACACGGTGGATACTCGGCGCTGAATCAGTCGCCATACGCGTTGCCGCCGAACTGTTTAGCTGTCTTCTGGGCAGGCGCGTACTCGTCGTTGTGCGCCGACCCGAACTCCACGAGATGCGCTTGCGGATCAGTCGCGCCGACCTTCCCGCGACCCTTGTTCGTGGACCGTTCCGTCACCTGAACAGAATCACGGTAAGCGCCGGTGCCCACGGGAGAATTGTTCTTCCACGCGGCAACAACCTCGTCCATGAACTCGTTGACGCCCTGATTCACCTCAGGCAGTTTGTCGAAATCGTCCAGCCGCACACCGAACTTCGCCAAAGGGTTCTTCCTCGTTGGACCGTTAGCCACGATTCATCACACCTTCCGAAGTTCTGCCACCAAACCCGGCGCCCAACCGTGAAAACCCATGTTCCAGTCACGAACCGCAACCACATCGAACACATCCGGCCCGTACCCCACACGGTCTTTCACCTTCACCGGTGAACCGGGCGGCAAGTACAGGTCAACATCGATCGTTTCGGTCTCCACAATCGAATACGTCCCCACCACCTGCACATGCGGGGCAAGTTGGATCACTGGAACAGACACCCCAGAACCGAACTGGGGAACCGTGTTACCCAAACCATCCGACGAGTCACCGACGTGCGGATAGTGCGTCACCGTGTACGCGGTTGGAAACGTCATAGCCGGTGAATCGTGATCGTAGGTGCAGGGTTGGCGAACCGTTTCGCATCTTCCAACTCGTCCCGGGTGAACACTGCCGTCCCGGACACCCACTCTGCGTTCCGCTGGGTGAACGGCCCTGCCGTCAGCGATACCGCCTGCGATGAAACCGAACCCGGCGTCACCGTAAGGTGACGTGCAGCGACCGCAGCCACGAACTCTGTTACAGAGTCGGGCACACCTCCGCCAACATATTCGACGATCACCACTGTGCCGGTAACGAGTGAACACCCATTTCGGGTGACATCCACATAGTTACCGTCTTGGTTGAAGTCGACTTCTTCTCCACCGGTAAGCGTGACTGCTTCGACTTCATCCACCACGCCAGGCAGCCACACGCGCCCATTGACGACCTGCGCCCGCACCCGAGTGGCCCCGGTGGTGAACACCCGCCCGGTGACGCGCTGGAAGGTGTCACTGACACGGCCCAGCACGCCATCCACACGGGAAGACTGCTCCGGTGTTAGCGCTGCGGCGCTCGGCAATCCGAGCGCCGCAGCAACGTCATCGGCGGTAGCAAGCAACATCGCTGTGGCTAGCTGCCCGTCTTATTGAAGACGACCACACCAGTCGGGCGAACAACCTTGCCGCCGTACACGTGCAGAGCGCGGATACGGTCAGAGAAGCTGTCCTGGTCGCGCAGCGCCTCGACGGTGTCGATCTGCGACACATACGCAGCAGCCGACGGATGGAACGCGACGAACTGCTCATCGTCAGTGTCCCGCAGGTTGTTCGACTCCACGATCCGGGCACCCAGCAGGTTCCCGATGGTGCCCGCGCGCAGACCAGCAGCGTCGCCGGAGGTGTCCGCGCTGGTCAGCTTCGACCCGGACGACCGCAGCCAGTACGCCATCTCCGCGTTCACGACAACGACACGCCCCACGTTCGGGACGTTCGCCTTCGTCAGCTCCTTGAGCGCCTTGGCGATCAGGTCGAACGCATCATCAGCATCCGTAGGCGCCGAACCGGTAAGCGCGGTCCCGTTGTCCACCAGCATGTCAGCGATGAACTTGTCGGTATCAATTGCCAGGGCCGTGGCACCAGCACGGGTGTACGCCTCCAGCGAACCCGCAACCTGAACACGGTCGATGTCATCGACCAAGAAGTCGATCGACTTTTCCTGATCGATGAGCAGATCGACGCCGGTGTCGGAAATCGCGTCCGCCGAGGTCTGCCGGCCAGCGGCCTTGTAGTCCTTGACGGTAGGTGACACCACGCCGGCGATGTGGACCACGTTGCCCTTGTTTGCGATGCCTTCGTACTCGCGGTTGACGAGGTTGGCGAAAACGGTCTGGGCGGCCCACTCCTCCAGGAGCATGTCCGACCAGAGTTCTGGAATGAAGTTGTTGAAAGCCATTTTTGGCTCCCTTCTGTGTTAGTGGAGTTCTCCACGTAGATAGCTGTCAAGTCGGCCCTCTTCGCGCGCCTTCTTGCGCTCGGCAGGCGGCAGCGCCGCGTACTCAGCCGGGGTGAGAGGCTTCGGGCCTTCAACCTTCTTGTCTGATGTGACTTCCGACGTCGGCACGGCCGACGATGCCGTTTTGGCCTTCAGCGCTTCTTCGATCCGCTTGTTGACGAATTCGTTCCACCTGTCGGCGGATTCGCGCATCTCTTCCTCGGTATCGCCATGAATGAACTCCGGGTCGACTTTCGTTTCGCGCGCCACATTGCTGCGGATGCGTTCACGCTCAGCCGTCTCGAACTTTCGTTCCAGTTCTTCGATCCGGGACAGCGGGTCGTCGCCGATCTTTTCCTGCGACTCGCGCCACTTCTTGGCGTCCGCGAAGTTCTCCTTGGCTTGCGCCTCGTTCTTGCGGGCCATTTTCTTCCAGAACTCGACCGTCTCGGTTGGTTTCGGAGCTTGCGTGGGCTCCTCAACCGTGGCGGTTGCGTCCTGGTCGCCTGCCGGTTCCACTGGCTCCGTTACGGCGCTGTGTTCCGACGTTTCTGCTGTCACATCATCAGACATGAGGGTTTGTTTCCTTTGCGGATGGGTTTTCTTTGTGACATGCCCGTTACGGGCCATGTGTGCGTTATCCAGACCGCCGGGGGTCAGCGCTGGATGCTTCTGGGGCCTGAGAACTTCTGGTCACGCCATGCGAGGACGGGTCCAACCTCGCCGTGCTCCCGAGTGACGATCAACTTTCGGTAGTCAACGGCGCGTCCGCCGCGATCCGCGATACTCGCGAACGCCTTCACCTGGTCATGCGTCTCGTTGAGAAGCTCCGTGCTGATCGTGTCGAAGTCCATCCCCGGCGGGATCACGTCAATATCGCAATCACAGCCCGGATGAATGGGCATCAACGAGTTTTTGCGGTACCGCATGGTTGATGCGATGACGCACAGCGCGCAGTTCTCGTTGCCGGTCAAGACGCGGCGGTAGAACTGGACGCCGCTGCGGGCGAACGACGCCCTAGCCTGGTGCGTCTTTGCAAGTTGCAGGTCGGTGCCCGCCAGGTTCTCGATACGACGCTGACCGGCCCGGAGTGCCGCTGCGACGCTCTTACCTTCCGACAGTGCCGTACGTGCTGTGATCACAGGTCGCGCGTACACATTCTCCGACGGCACACCGCGAATCTTGGAGACCTCGACGGCCTGCACCGGTGACTGCTGGGTGACTTCTGCGATGTAAACCGAAGTCATGGCAGCCATCGACTCTTGGGCCGCTTGGACAACCGGTGCCACCGAAGATGTCAGCTCTTGCAGTCCACTGTCAGACAGCGTTACCGATGTCCACGCTGCGGACACATATTCGAGCAGTCTGCGCCTCAGTTCAGCGGTCGCAGCCGCATACTCAGCGTGATCCATCTTCCTGGGGACGCTGCACCGGATTGCCGGCGAACAGGGTTATCTGCTCACGCGCCCTATCAAGATCGTCCTGCTTGATCTGATCGGCGTTGTAGTTCAGGATGTTCCGCCGGATAGACGCCCACGACTCGCCGGCCGCCTTAGCCAGAGATGCTGCGGAATACTTCTCCCCCAGCGTCACACGGTCAGGCGACTCAAACGACACATCAACGGTGTCCTCAACCGATTCGCCCTCAATCTGCAACGCCTTAACCAAGATGGCCTCCAGGCCGATCTTCGCTATCGACAACCGATCCTCACACTTGAACAGGAAGCCCTTCTCAATGTTGTGCGCACCCTCAGCTGACTGGTTCGCGCTGTCCGGCATCAGCATCGGCAGCGGAGTCTTGGTCGCCGACGACAGCTGTCGAATATGCTCCTTGATCGCCGACAACATCGGAGTGAAGTCGTTCGCCTGGGACTCCCAGATATCAACCCCAGGTGGCAACTCCCACAACGCTCCCGGCGCGGCCTCAAAGATCGAGGCGTAGTCGATCGCGTTGCCGTTCTCATCGACCTTCGGCAACCCATGCTCCGTCGACTTCAACGCCCGCTGCCGGAAAGCCTGAATCGCCATCGTGGACAACAACTGAAGCTCAGCCCGGTTGATCCGGTTGATGATGTCAATGTGAGGCTCCACCTCGCCCATGCCATCAGGGTTCTGGTACACCACCACCGGCGGCGGCGAACCGGTCACTACAGCATCGCCAACCGGAACCCACGAGTCTGAGATTCGCGTCACCAGCCTGCGCCGGGACGATGACTGCACAAAGCACGGACGGGCGAACTTCTGCCACCCGTCACCCGACCACACAATCGCAAAATCCGACTCGGCATCGAGGTCCCGCCACCACCGCATAGCGGCCCTGATCCGCCACGGCTGCAGCGGGTCAACGCTGACAACCATCGTCTCAGGAGAGTCAGCTGTGATCGTCGCCGTACCGTCATCACGACGCCAGCACGTCAAATACGACTCGCCGAAGTCCAGCCCATACTTGACCCACTGCTTACACACGGAATCCATGCGGTTATCCCGCCAAATGCGCCGGGCACGTAACGCCAAATCACTATCGGCGGAACCACCAACCGTGATGCCATTCGGGATGATTCGGTCAGCAACAGAGTCACGCACCATCAGACCCCAGTTGGTGCGCGCCTCACGCTGAAACGAACGCCACGCCGCAGATGTGTTCCTCGTCAACTCGGGCAGCGGAGCATCCCCATTGGAGTAACGCGCCAACAAACGCACCCGCGACATTCCGTCGTCGATACGCTTCGTCAATACCGGGAGCCATTCCGCTGGCGTTGAAGCAGTCAACAGCTGACCCCCTCTCTGTCTCTATGTCGACTAGTAGATCCGTCTAGGCGCAAACACTTTCGGGCGCGGACGCGCACCATCACGACGCGCATCAACACACGCCTCCCACGACAACATCCCCGCCATCGCAGCATCAAACTTGTCGGCCAAACGGCCATCCTGCTTCTGCATAACCCACAGAGGCTGGCCCGTATCGTCCACCAGCTTCAGCTCACGCCGACCCGCATGACCCATATGCTCAACAAACTTCGGCCGCCACACATTGGCAGCCAGCGCCGCGTCACCAGTCGCCAATGCATCGGCATAACCCTGCGTCGCAGCAGCCACACGCCTCAAACTGCCGCCGCCGCCAACAGCCCACTCCACAACCCGATCCGGGAAACGGCCCGCCCACGCGGCGATCGTCGAATCCCAGCCCCACGGATCGCAGTACATGCGCCACACCTCAAACCGCGACATCATGTCCACAACGAGCGCTGTCACCTCATGCTCAGGGACTTCCCACTCTTCGACGTTCTCGGGCCGCTCCCAACAGCCCAACAACATCTGGCGTCCCGTCGCAATCTCAGTGACCACGACAGCCGTCGCATCTCTCCACCGCGACCCGTCAAACCCAGCGGTGACGAACGCTCCATCTGGGACCGTCTCATCACACTGCACCAGGCGTGTCATATCGAACGCCTGCGAGCCCGACTTACGCCACCGATTCAGATAGACCCGCTCCCAGTAAGCGCGGTCAATACCAGTACGGTCGTAGTCCTTCGCGATCCGCTCAAACTGACCAGGACCCCACTCCCCAATAGGACCGGTAGCATCCGCGACAGCAGCAACACGCTTCTCCACCGTCGACAAATCATCATGCTCATCGCCAGCCCAACGGCGGAAGAAGAACAGCGACGGGTCCTGCCGCTCGCCCCTGGCGATAGACTCCGCCTCGGCAAGCACATCCTCTTCAATGCTGCCCTGCCCCGGCTGCCCAGCCGTAGACGTGTACAACGTCCACGGGTCCTCCATCGGCCGCTTCGGCATGTTCTGCAACATCGTCTCGTGCGCATCACGATGCCTCGGCATAAACAACCGGTGCGGCTCATCGAAATGCTGAAACGTCGTCCGCGCGCCATCGCGAGACCCCGGAGCATTCGACACAGCAACAGCGAACCCATCCTCACCACCCGAAGGTGACAACCGGACGATCCGCTCCTTGCTGATATCAAACAGATCAGCATCGGGGCCGTTCTCCAGGATGTACTTCAGCACACCGAACGCAAGCTCTGACACCTGTTCCTCGGTGACCGCCATCATCGGAATCACCGGCGACCGCACCGGCCGCCCCACCGGATTGCCGGCAGAATCGAACCCGTCACACCGAACCGGCGCCTCCGGGTGCAGCTCCACACCGCAAATCCACGCCGCGAACTCGGTCTTGGCTACGCCCTTCCTGAGTTCGACACCAGCCCGTTCGAACCGCCGACGGCCAGCCAAACGGTGCCCACGCGGATACAGCTCGTACAGCCGATACACCAGCGCGCGCTTCTCATCATCGAGACGTGCGGCCTGCCCCGACAGTGAGCCAGGGCCGAACACCATCCGATCTTCAATGAAGTCACAAACCTGGGGACCTAACGTAGGAAACGTTAAATCCACAGGAGGGACTTGCAAGACAGCCATAAGGCCGTCAGGTCACAAGCTTCAAACGAGGATCGTCACCAGGCTCCGGTGGGCACACCGGCGCAGCCTCAGACTTCCGCCGCTTCGACCCCTTAGCCTTCGAATCCTCGGTGGCCTCAATCTGCCATTCCAGTCTGCGACGGGCCAGCGGATTCGTCCCGTAATCAGTGTCGGCCTTCTCCAACCGAACCTGAGCCTCCGCCCGCGCCTTCGCGTTATCGGCAGTCCAAAAATCGTTATAGAGCATCGCCACACGGAACAACCCGTTGATATCCGAGTCTGTGTACTCCGGGGCCATCGGCGACGCCCAAATGTCATTCCACCAGCGCACCGTCAACGGATGCCACGCAACACCATCCGGCAGGTCTGGCGCCACCACATCATGATCCGCAGACAACGTAGCCCGCGTCGCAGACTTATTGCGACGAGCACGCACAGAAGGATCTTTAGGTACAGGTGGCATGACTTCCTCCCATTTCGGGAATCAACAAGTGTGGCGAAAACCGCAGGTCAGACCCCATTTCGGGGAAACCGCGAAACCCCCGGGTTCCGTACAGACCAAAATCTGCA